TTTATTTCCTAGGAATTAAAGGCATAACTATAGGAATTAAAAGCCTAATTGCGTTCTGTGTTGGTTCTCTGTTACAAACAGCTAATAAACGTCGAGGATTTGTAAGGCGTAACAAGAACGTAACAGATGAGACAGACGGAAAGCGCCTTAAAATCAAAGAGTTAATTATAGCTTGTTATGTTTGTTACATTGTTACGATAAATATAATAGTTTAGATAGGAAAAAAGTAAGTAGTAAAAAGAAAAAGTGAAAATACTGTATAAGAAGTAGGAAATCGCTGATCGTAATCGTAATTCGTAACGTAGGGTCTATTTGACGATTTGCTGCAAGCATTCCCTTGTTGCTTTGAACTCAAAGGTTTTGTAGTTATTAAGCTGGTGCGCGTCGGCGCAGTGTTGGAAATATGAAGCTGCATCTTTTTCAGGAACGCTGTCTAGTATATCAGAGATTATATCGAGTTCTGTTTTTAGTGCTGTTGTACATGTGTCCCACCCCACGGTTTCTCTTTTGCACTGTTGTTTGAAGTCTGTGTGGAACTCTAAGTAGGGGGCTCGGTCTGGGTTTGGCTGTATAATGAAGACAGCACTGAGTATTATCAAGGCTGTAACTAGTCCAATAACGTCTAATTTGGTTGTTCCATGTATGTTCTTCATGATATTATCCTTTATGTTGGGTGTCCGTAGATTCGGTAGCGCGGGTAAACGGAATAAAGGGCTAGACTCTCACGAGTCTGGCCCTTTACTTTAGGAAGTGCTTTTAATGCACTTCAGGCTGAGTGCCGTGTTCTGAGTCATAAGTATCTATGACATCACGTCCGGCGTTGTACACAGCATCTTCATACTGTGAGCAGAGTTCATCTGCTTGGTTCATGGTATCGATCAGCAGCTTGCGTTCTGCGGCGATATTCAACCGAGTGCGTTTGCGACGTGTGCGTACTGCACGTAGGAGCCTTGTGGACTCATACTGTTCACACTTGTCACCAATCTTGGTAAGAATGGTGATCATGTCACGGTCACTGATCTCAAACCCGCCAATCGGATGATCCAGTATTTGCTGCAGTTCAAGTACCAGTTGTTCGCGGCTTTTATCAATCGCACCGCGTTGCAGTTCCATCCGTTCTGCTCTTTCTTTGGCATCGATCTTCAGCAACTTCATGGCTGTATTTTCATCGATGTCTTGAGTTTCTACCAACTCTGCAACCAGAGCGTCTTCCATCAGTTGGTTAGTACCGCTACCAATTGTATTGTTGGTGGAAGTGAAGAATTCAATGAGTTGTTCTGCATTTGGTAGTAAGTCTGGGTTGGACTCTGGTGCACAGTACGAGATGATGTCGCTGATCTCGTTAACGCGCTTTTCAATAGACATCGGATGCCAGAAGTTTTCAGGTTCGTCGGACAGTTTTACGTCCATACTCTCAGGGTCTAGTAGTGCTGTTTTGAAGAAGCAGAAGCGTGCTGCATAGCTCCAGAGTAGCGAGACGAAGATGTTACTTTTGACATTTGCTACATGATCGACGGAAGTAAGGATTGTTTCGAGTTTCGCTATGTTTGACATAATGTTATATCTCCAATGGGATATACGGTGGACACTGAATGTATCCAATTTGGGGGGTTTTCTATCCATTTTGAGTACTAAATGCGTTAGAATGGGTGTGATTCCCCCCGCTGTCGCGCTTTTATAATCTCGTACAGAAATCAAAAACGCATAAATCTATTTACTTAAAAACTTCGTCAGAAGTTTTTTATTCCTTTAGCTTGTTTATAAAAAGAAAGGGCTCGGGACTTTCGTCCGTCGCCCTTTAACGCTACACAGGAGAGTGTATTCAACTTAATTCGTAAGACTGCCACTAATCAGGCGAGTGCCACCCCGCAGCATTCCCAGCTCTGCGTTTCTTCGATACTTGTTCTGAGTGCACAGTGGCTAAGCACCCCGTCGCCTTGCGGCTCGGGGGTGCAGAGATATTAGATCACCTTCTTTTGTTTTTTGTTGTACCGCCACTTTGTCAAGAGCAGTAGGAGTGAGAAGAACAGGCCAGTCCAGGTAGTCATGGCGGTGACCAAGTTGGTAGGAACTTTAACGATCAGCGCAATGCATAGAGCAACAACTGTAGCGTCAATGTAAGCTTTGTACTTTACCAGTGTCACAATGGGTACAAGTTGTGCAATTACATAATACAGTCCAAGCGCTAAACCGAAACCGAGTCCCAAGCTGCTGTTAAAGAACTCAGTCATCTTTTTTATCCTCCATGGTTGAGTAAGCCCAGAGGCCACCGGCAACGATTGCTGCGATACCTGCGGCGTAGACAATGACATTGAATGATGCAGATACGATGGGAGCTGCTACTGCACCGGCGAGGATGTACATCCAAGGCTTCTGTTTCATAAGAGGGTTACTCCCATAATGAATCCAACACCATAAGCGAGAGCTGTTACCAATGTTAGAGTAAGCTTTTTCATTATCCACCTCGTACTTTGTCAGCTGCTGCCTGGAGCTTGTCAGAAACGCTTTTGCGCATCTTGGAGCGTAGTGATGGGGCTTTTTCTTTCATAGTGGCCTGGGCCTTTTGGATGGTCTTGGCGATCTTAGGTGTATGCTCTAGGCTGATGCTGATTGGGTTGCGTAGAGTGATGTGCATGGTGTATCTCCTGTGTTGTTTATAGTAATGAAGCACACATGTATTTACCCCTGGCCTACGTCAGTAGGACAGAGGTAGTTAGTCATGTGAACATCCACTCAGCAGCTGATTCAGCAGTAGGCTCATCTATGGTGGGTGTGATCTCTACTGATTCAAATCCGCCTATGTATGGTACGAGTGCCATATGTTTGAGGGCTGTGGCTTCATCATAGTTAGACAGTACTACTCGGTGTTGCCTGTTGTGGTGTGAGTGTATGGCGACTGCATAGTTTGGTGGTGTTAGGGTAATGCTCATGATGTTCTCCTGTGTTGTTATACCACTATAGTCTTGTGTCCAGCCATGGCTGCTCTACGTGCATTGGCTAGGCGTTGCCTGTAGGGGAGTGGTTGCTCAGTACTATTAGTTGGTGCATTGAGCTTGGATGTAGCATCAGCGAGCTTGGCTCTGAGGTTAGCTACTTGTTGGGTCAGTGCTTTGTGCTCTCTTATAAGCTCAGGTTTAGTTGTTTTGGAATAGTTCATGGTGTTCTCCTGTGGGGGGTGTAGGTACACACATCTATTTACTGCGGAATTGCATCAGCAATTTCGTGAGACTGGTAGGGGGGTGGGGCCCCTTATGTTGGAAGAACACCGAAGTCGAATCCGAAGTGGGGTGGGCCTGTGGAGAGAAGGGTATAGGGTACCCCACTCGCTATCCCCCACTATTTTTTATAAAATCACTATATACGTTTTGTAAAATTTATGGCATACTTTTTACATGAGTATTAAAAAATCTTTTAGTGCAATGCACCAACGGTGTAAAAATCCTAATAACCCTAATTATTATAGATATGGGGGAGTGGGGATTACTGTTTGTGAACGGTGGGATTCTTTCGAAGCTTTTTGTGAAGATATGGCCCCTCGTCCTATAGGGATGTCTTTAGATAGGATTGATTCTCTTGGAGATTACACCCCTGAGAATTGTAGATGGGCAACTCCATTAGAACAGATGCAAAATCGCGTGGATTCTATATATTGTGAACATAGAGGGGAAAGTAAAACTCTTTCTGAATGGTGTAACGAGCTTAAACTTAACTATAGTTTTGTTTATAGGCACCTCAAAGCGGGAAAGAACATCGAGGAAATCATGACATTAAAATTTAATGATACATACCGTTCTAAATGGGGAGCTATAGAAATTAATGGAGTAACTAGAAAATTAAAAGAGTGGTGCGTAGAATATAGAAAGCCTTACCCAACTGTCTACGCTCGAATTCGCCGGGGAATTGATCCACTAACAGCACTAACCCAAGATAATGTTCACACAGGGCGTACAAAATATAAAAAATTTGATTCTAAATACGCAGCGATAAAAATCCGTGGGAGAACACAGTCTCTTTCTGATTGGTGTAGAGAGTATGGTATTCTCTACCAAACAGCATACTATGCTCTGTTTATAAAAGGGGTCGCCCCTTGGAAAGTCTTTCCGCGTGTTTGAGTTCTCTTCGCAGCCGAGCTACACTTCCGGTAAGTACCAATGGAGAACTTTAAGAGGTGTCATATCTATGTCGGAGCCTACCCGCCCGTGTAATTCACACGAACGTCTTTTTTGCGAAGCTATTTCTATTGGGATGAAACCGTCCCAGGCTGCAAAACACGCTGGTTGGAAAGAGCCTTATCGCAGAGCCGCTTCAAATGCGTTAAGACGTCCCTGTGTAAAGGCGTACTTGGAAAAACTGCAGAAAAAAGCCAGTAAGCAGGCTGATATCACCCGTGCAGATGTGCTTGAAGGGTTGAAGGAAGCTATCTACGATGCAAAATTAGGCGCAGACCCCCAGTCACAAATCGCTGGTTGGCGTGAAATTGGTAAGATTATTGGTATCTACGCTCCTGAAGAGAAGAAAATCCTGGTTGAATCGGATAAGTTGGTCGCCCTTGCTCAGTTGGAGTCTCTACCTGAGTCACGACTGTTGGAGTTGGCCGGTGAAGAGGCCCTTGAAGGTGAATTCTCCTTGATAGATGAGGATGATGACGAAGCTGAGTCTTTCACTGGGGAAAATCATGCCACGCACTAAACACGAACGAAGAACTGGCATGCGTCATTGTGCTGAGTGTAAGAAGGATAAGCCGAAGGAGCAGTTTGGCCGCTCTCAATCAATCTGTATTACGTGTCGGGAGAAGCGTGATGCCGCAGCGTTTAAGAAAAAAGCTGAAAAACGCCAGCTTGCCCGTGAAAAGAAGAAACAGAACTCTATAGAAGCGAAGAGGTTGGCACGGGTCACCCATCACACGCGTAAACACGCCGCGAAAGTCCGAGTAGCGAATAAGCAGAAGAAGGAAGAGGCACAACAGGCCAATGTTGTCGCTACTCAAGAGCTGGCCAAGCGTGAATTGGCCCGTAGAAGCCTGGTAAACTTCATAACCCGGTTCAAATCCGACTATCAGGCCGGTTGGGTGCACAAAATCGTGTGCGCCAAGCTGGAAAAGTTTGCACAGGACGTAATTGATAAAAAATCACCTCGTTTGATGGTTTTTATGCCCCCTCGAACTGGTAAATCACTCATTGCTTCTCAAGATTTCCCCTCCTGGATCCTTGGACACTACCCACAGCTTGAATTTATCGCTGCATCCTATGCTGTTTCTCTTCCGTTGAGTTTTTCACGTAAAGTGAAAGACCGGTTAGCCGATCCGATGTATCAGGCCATGTTTGAAGAGACTAAATTGCACCCGAAAGTGCAGGCGGCAGAGCACTGGATGACTACTGAAGGCGGTGGTTACATCGCAGCGGGTGTCGGTGGTGGTATTACCGGGCGTGGTGCTGATATTTTGAATATTGACGACCCGGTGAAGGATGCACAGGAAGCAGACTCTGAAACTGTGCAGGAAGCGGTGTGGGACTGGTACGGCTCGACTGCTCGTACTCGTTTAGCTCCGGGTGGAGGCGTGTTGTTAATCCAGACCCGGTGGTCTGATCGTGATCTGGCAGGGCGGTTACTCGAACACCAGAAGGAGCAGGAGGAGGAATTCCAGGATCGCATCGATGACCTCGATGAGAAGATGAAAGCGACGGAAGATCCAACTAAACTGCTCCAGCTCCAGGAGGAGATCCGGTTTCTAACCGAGAAGTCGGAGAAAGAGATCGAGAAGTGGGACGTGTTGTCGCTGGCGGCAATAAACACTGAGCATGATGAGTTCTGGCACAAGTCGAAGGGTAAGATTGTGCACGAGTATGGCCCACATACCCAGCTCCTCAGACGTAAAAACTGCGCTCTGCATCCGGAGAGATTTGATGAGATAGCACTGGCGCGGATAAAGAGGGTGTTGCAGCCACGTCACTGGTCAGCGCTGTACCAGCAGAACCCGGTACCGGATGAGGGGCTGTACTTCAGGAAGGAGATGTTCCGGTACGAGCCTAAACTGTCAGATCAAGCGTGGAGGCGGTGGAATATTTTCATTGCCTGGGACTTGGCCATCGGTCAGCGGCAGACTAACGACTGGACAGTGGGGCTGATCGGTGCGCATGACCCTGAAGATCGACTACACTTGTTGGATATGGTGCGGGTGAAGACCGATATGCTGGCTGAAACTATTGTTGGGGCTGCGGTGCCGTATAAAGCTCAGTTACAGAAGTTGGGGCTGGAGCAGGGGCAGATACAGATGGCTGTGATGCCGACGTTGAAGAAAGAGATGCGCAGGGAGCGGATGTACATGTCGTTGGATGATACGCTGAAACCGGTGACTGATAAGTTGGCTCGGGCACGCCCTGCACAGGGCTGGTTGCAGCAGGGCAGGATACTGCTGCCGCAGGGTGAGCCGTGGGTAGAGGTGTTTACGTCGGAGTTGCTGAGGTTCCCTAATGGTACATTTGATGATATCGTTGACTCGCTGGCGTGGCTGGTGCGCATGGTAGCGCACCATGAGCCACCGCGTATGAAGAAGAAAAAGAAGAAGAAAGGCTGGAAGGACAAGATGAAAGGACAGCTGGCCACGCGAGGCAGAGTCGGTAGCGGCAACGGGGCGATGAGTGCGTAACTCTTAGGGAGATAGCATGGCGAAAAAACACAAGAAGTCTCGTAAACCGATTTTGTGTTTGGATTTTGATGGAGTGCTCCACTCTTATACCAGTGGGTGGCAGGGGGCACGGGTGATTAGTGATTTACCGGTAGAGGGGACACAACCATTTTTGATAGAAGCACTAATGCACTTTGATGTACAAATTTACTCCGCTCGGTCAGCGCAGTGGGGTGGACGTCGGGCCATGAAACGGTGGCTGAAACAAGCACTGTATGGTTATTTCCAGACTATTGAGGGGTTCAAACACTGGGATTTTAATACGGCAGGATTTGGAACTCATGACGAAGAAGCTCTGCACCAGACTAAGCTTATTTTAGAGCAAATCAAATTCCCTCTTACTAAGCCACCAGCATCTGTAACTATCGATGATCGAGCGTGGTGTTTTAATGGGGTCTTTCCTAATATAGAAGCGCTCAAAGAATTTGAGCCTTGGAACAAGTAAGGGTGTATGTATGACAATGACCAGCCAGGTTGCTACAGAGCAAGCAGAACACTATGTGTATTGTCGTGATAACGGACACACTAAGTTTTTAGAGAAAGCCAAGAAGTGTGAGAATTTCTTTGCTGGCATACAGTGGGACGAAGAGGATCTGGCCAAGTTACGACGCACCCGTCGTCCAGCCCTGACTATGAATAAGGTGCTGCCGAGCATGGCCAGTATCTTCGGTGAACAGATTGAGAATCGGGCGGAGATTGGATTCCGGCCTTCGAAGAATGGGAACCAGGAGACGGCTGACGCACTGTCAAAGGTGTGGATACAGATTCAGAACAACACACAGCTGACCTGGAAAGAGTCAGCTGTTTTTGATGATGGGAGTATTACCAGTCGGGGCTTCTTCGATGTACGCCTGGGATTTAACGATTCTGTGTTTGGAGAGGTGAAGATTGAATCACTGAATCCTAATAATGTGGTCCTGGATCCGGATGCCGAAGAGTATGATCCGGACTATTGGAAAGAGCTGTTTATATCCAAATGGTTCAGTCTGGATGACATCGAACTGACTTGGGGGGCTGCTGCCAAGAAGGAGCTGGAACACAAGACCAAGTCGAACTATATGTATGGGTATGACTTCATCGATACCAGGCCGGATACTTTCGGTGGTAGTCGGCGCAGGACTGCTGATGATGCCAACGCAGCGCATCGGCGCAGAATTCGTATTCTGGAGCGTCAGTATAAGAAAGTTGAACAGCGCGAACACTTCGTAGACCTGGTTACTGGCGACACTCGTATTATTCCGAAAGATATGGATCGGGAGAAGATCCGCCTCATCATGCAGGCGTTCAACCTCGGCACTATTTCCCGCCCTACCGATGCTTACTGGTGGACTGTAACTGCTGACGACGTAGTACTGCATCACGAGCGCAGCCCGTATAAACACTTCACTGTAGTTCCGTATTTCCCGTTTTTTCGCAGAGGCAACACCATCGGCTTGGTTGAGAATATGATCGGGCCGCAGGAGCTGTACAATAAGAGCTCTAGCCAGGAGCTGCATGTAATCAATACTACTGCCAACAGCGGGTGGAAGATCAAGACCGGTTCGTTGCAGAATATGGATATCGAAGAGGTGGAGGAGCGTGGAGCTGAGACTGGTCTGGTGATGGAGCTGGACGATATCAACAACGCTGATAAGATCACCGCCAATGCCATTCCGACTGGACTGGAGCGGGTAGCGTTTAAAGCGGCTGAGGATTTGAAAGAGATCTCCATGTCTTCTGATTCCATGCGGGGTTTTGACCGAGCTGACGTGGCGGCTAAGGCCATTATGGCTAAGCAGGTACGTGGATCAGTGAACTTTGCCAAGCCTCTGGCTAACCTCGGCTTCACTCAGTTTCTTTTAGCACGTAACACTACAGACATCGTGCAGGAGTATTATACTGAAGAACGGTTGATGCGTATCACCGGCAGCGACCTCAATGCTGAATCGGAGGAGTTCACCGTTAATCAGATGACTCCGGAAGGGCGCATTGCTAACGACCTCACTCTGGGTGAATACGAACTGACTATTACTCAAGTGCCCCCACGCAATACGTTCGAAGAGTCTCAGTTCGATGAGGCCATGCGTATGCGCGAGCAGGGCATTCCCATACCTGATGATGTAATTGTTGAGAATTCTCATCTGGCACGTAAAGGTGAAGTTGTTAAGCGCATCAAGGATAAGATGGGTGATGGCGAGCCGAGTCCGGAGCAGCAGGAGCTGCAGCGGCTGGAGGTCGAACTCAAGCGGCTTGAAGCTGATAAGATCAGAGCTGAGAACAGCCACAAACAATCAGAGACCGCACTTAACCTGGTACGGGCGCAGGAGACTGCTGAAGGCGAGGGGCGTAGTGGCGGTGGTGACAATGCCAAGTTGCTGGAAGCGCGTACTGAGCGTGAGCGTGTAGTTGCGGAGATGCGGCTGCAGAAGTATAAGATCGATGGAGAGTTGGATATCAAACGAGAGGAATTGAACCTGGCGAGAGAAAAGATGCAGGCAGAACTCTTGTTGAAAAAAGCGACGGAAGCACAGAAGTTGTTGGTGTTGAAGTCACAAGAAAGTAAACCCGCAGAGAAACGAGGTGAATAATTATGGGTAAGCAAGCAGTACAAGACCTGGATTGGAGTGATCCCAAGGCCGTAGCACAGGCGCGGGGTGATAACTTCGGTAAAGAGACTGATGATGAGGTCAAGGATCCTGAAGCGGAAGCTGCGGCTAAGGCCGAAGCTGAAAAGACCGCAGCTGAAAAGGCTGAAGCTGATAAGATCAAAGCTGATGCTGAGGCGAAAGTAGCTGAAGATGAAAAGGCTGACGCTGATGCCAAAGCTGCCAAGGGCGAGGATGATAAAAGTGGAGATGATAAGAGTGGAGATGACGATAAGGGGCACATGGTTCCGAAGTCTCGCCTTGATTCCAAGGCTAAACGGGTACGTGAGCTGGAGGATCAGAACAACGCTCTACAGGACAAGCTGACTGATTACCAGCTCGCTGGGCAACCGGTGGAGAAGAAAGAGGAGCCTGAAGCTGATCCGCGTGAGGCCATCGATGAAGAGCTGGAGGAGCTGGAAGGGAAACTTCTGGATGCCCTGGCTGATAACAACCGCGAAGCTGCGGTAATAATCCGGCGTGAGATTCGTGGTAAGGAGATGGCACTGATGCACCTGGATATAGCCGCCAGCAGCAAGCAGACAGCTACCGACGTAACGCAGAACTTGGAGCTGGAAGCAGCGTATGACGTGATCGAAAAGCGTTACCCCGCTCTGGATACTGAGTCGGATGATTATGATCAGAAACTGACTGATCAGGTGCAGCAGGTACGCGAGGCGTTCCTGGCTACCAATAAGTATTCTCCCGCCAATGCGTTGCTGGAAGCGGTGAAGATTGTACAGCCGGAGCCTGCAGCTAAAGCTGATGAGAGTGAAGCTAAGGCTGGTGAAGAGGAAGAAGAGGAGGGGGCTAAACTTACTGAAGAGCAGCAGGCGGAAGTCGAAAAACGTAAACAGAAAGCGGTGGAGAAAGCTGTGGATGCAGCCAACAAACAACCGCATGATATGTCAGGTGTTGGTGATGATGGCGACAAAGCTGGTAAGAGTGGACAGGATCCACTGCCATCAAAGATGACCATAACCGATTTTCGGGCTCTGCCGGAAGAAACGAAGAAACGGCTGCGTGGTGATTACAACGTGTAAAAACCAAGACGGAGGGCTGCGGCCCTCTACTACTTATAGAGGTAAATAATAATGAAGATGGATTTTAGTCAAGCGTTGGAAATGCTTAAGGATGGTGGAAAAGTAACACGGTCTGGTTGGAACGGAAAAGAGATGTTTGTTTTCCTGGTGCCTGGGTCTACTTTCAATGTAAATCGTGCGCCTTTGCTGGGTATTTATTTGGAAGGCACTGAGATTAGCTACCAACCGCATATTGATATGCGAACAGCTGATGGCACAATTGTACCTTGGTTAGCGTCTCAATCTGATTTACTTGCTAATGATTGGGAGCTTGTTGCGTAAGATAAAACTTTGACATATACTCAGAGCGTAGGGGTTCAGCCCCTACGCTCCTTCGAAAGTTACGTGCGATACAGTAACGGAGAATCGGAACCTCCTTGGGCTCTAGTCCATAAAAGGGTCGTGACTCGCAATCTGCAGCGATAGAGCAGAGTTCAATTACTTTTGGATTAACGCCAGTTACGTCTATACAAGGAGGCGCATACCATGGCAGCAACAAATTTTAGTCGGATGACCGACGAGGAAAAAACCATCTGGTCGATGGATTTCTGGGAACAAGCTCGGAATAACTCTTTCCTCAACAAGTTCACAGGCAGCAGTGCAGATGCTCTAGTTCAGCGTATTAGTGAGCTGAAAAAGACTGAGAAAGGCGCACGTGCTGTTATCACTCTCGTAGCAGATCTGGTTGGCGACGGTATCGCCGGTGACCGTACTCTGGAAGGTAACGAAGAGCAGATGGCAAGCTACGATCAGGTTATTCAGATCGATCAGCTGCGTCACGCTAACCGCAACGAAGGTAAGATGGCTGAGCAACGCTCTGTTGTCACTTTCCGTGAGCAGTCCCGTGACAAGCTGGCATACTGGATGGCTGACCGTTCTGATCAGATGGCATTTCTCACCATGTCCGGTGTTGACTATGCCTACCATACCAATGGTGCGTCTCGCGTAGGTTCTGACCTGCCATTCCTGGAATATGCAGCTGATGTTTCTGCTCCAACTGCTAACCGCCATCGCCGGTGGGATGCTACCCTCGGATTGCAGGCTGGTGATACTGCTGCTGTAGAAGGTGGCGATACTCCAAGTTGGGGTATGCTCGTTGAGCTGAAAGCCTATGCCAAGGACAACTTCCTCCGTCCGATCCGTACTAAGGATGGCATCGCTTTCTACCACGTATTCATGACCCCGTTGGGTATGGCGAAGCTGAAGCAGGATTCAGATTACCTGGCCAACGTCCGTAATGCAGGCGTTCGCGGTCCTGGTAACGAACTGTTTAAGGGCACCGATACTGTGTTCGTAGATGGTTTGGCTATCTCTGAATACCGCCATGTATACAACACCAAGGGTCTGATCTCTGGCACTGATAAATGGGGTTCCAGTCAAGACGTGGATGGTCAGCGTGTACTGTTCTGCGGTGCCCAGGCTCTGGGTTACGCCGACATCGGTGATGCTGATTGGGAAGAGAAGGGTTTTGACTACGATAACCAGCAGGGCATCAGTATTGGTAAGATCTTTGGCTTTCTGAAGCCAGTGTTCCACACCAATGTAACTGACAGTGACGAGGATTTTGGCGTCATCTGTTGTGATACTGCTATTGAAGATGCGTAATCATAGTGATTCCCGCCTCTTTTGAGGCGGGAAAACTGTGAAGCTCAATACACAGGAGATTTAATATGAGCGCAAAAGTATATGAACAGCAGTGGCCTCTAGCAGTACTCGCACCAGTTGCCTATGACGATTTTGTGTCAGGCGTTGCTGAGGCCCTGGCAGAAATTCCTGGTGATGCAATTATCACTAGGGGTATGTATATCCCCATTCTAGCATGGGACTCCGCTACCTCTGCGGTAATGGATATCGGTGATTCTGTTGATGATGACGAGTACACTGCTACTCCGATTGATCTGAAGACAGCAGCTGCTGGTACTCCGGTTGATTTCGACATTACTGGTTATCAGTCTCTGACTGTTGATGAAATCATCGCCACCGTAACTGTAGTCGGTGCTCCTACCGAAGGTAATGGGTTGGTTTACTTCGAATACGTCGTCCAAGGACGCGGAAACGAAGTACGCGGTTAACCTCCGTGGGACCGTTAGGGGGCGTAGGGCTATGCCCTATTCCCCCTTTTTTTAAGAAAATAATAATGAGGTTATAACTATGAAAATGAAATCATTGCGTAATTTCACTTTACGCACTACGGCTGGTCACACACTTGTTTTCAAGAAATTTAAAAAGGAAGAGGACGCCACTGTAGTTCCTGCTTTCCTCGTTCCTCTGGCCATGGAGAAAGGCTGTGTACCGTTAGATGAAGAAGACCTGAAACAACCTGAGCCCGAAGTTATGCCTGATCCTACAGGTTTGGACCGAGAGAATAAGATCAAGGAAGCTCTGGTTGCCATACGTACAAAAAATGCTCGCGAAGACTTTACTGCTGCCGGAAAACCAAAGATCAACGTAGTGAAAGAGGTTTGTGGTTTTTCTGTATCTGCGAAAGAGATCGCCAGCGTTTGGCAGATGATACTGGACGAGATGCATGGCGATTGATACTACAGCTCTGATACGTCTTTTTCGCGAGGATATGACAGATCCCGAAATGCCTGGAACTGGCACCACTCCTGATGAAGACTCTCTGTGGTCTGATGCGGAAATAATCCGCTATCTCGACGTGGCGCAGGAGGAATTCTGTCGCCACGTCGATGCTTTACCAGATGGGCGAACATTCTCGTCTCCTATCACTGCTGATGATCCCTGGGTTAAAGTTGACCCCAGGATTACGCGAATCCGTAAAGGGCGCATGCAGACGTTGAAACGTACCCTCCTCCCCCGCACACTTAGGGATATGGAACGGGGGGAACTCCATGATGATTATGGAATGCAGGTAAGCGGGACAAATGGTTGGGAAGATCAGGTAGGAACACCTTCTTATGTGGTTACTGACCTGGAGAAAGGAAAAGGACGGCTATCTCCAATTCCAAAAACTAATGATACTATTTTGTGGTCTGTGTACCGTTTACCAAAAGCTAGTTTGGTGGATGGCGCGGCGTTGGAAATCGATTCTCAGTATCGACGCGGGTTGTTGTTGAAAGCTAAAGCCCAGGCGTATTTGAAACATGATACTGAAACTAAGGGTAAAACCGAGTCTGAGAAGTGGGAAGGTAAGTGGGATGATTTTCTTTTGGAAGTTGATCGTGAGTTAAAACGTAAACGTCGTCGGGCACAGACTACCACTTATGGCGGATTGTAAAAGTTAATATATTGGGAGAGGTGTTATGGGGCATTCTAAGTATCAACAAAAAGTAGCTGGGCCACTTAATCCTCTGGGATACCAGAAGATAAGTAGTGTAGCTACAGCTACGGGACTGACTGTTCCGGAAGGAGCTACGCTTGCGCTTATCATAGCTGAAGGTGGAAGTGTACGTTGGCGTGATGATGGTACGGATCCTATCAGTACTGATGGTATGTTACTGACTGAAGAACTCGATTTTATGTATATCGGTGATTTGGACGCGATAAAGTTTATTGATGCTGGCAGCACCGCAACACTCCACGTGGCTTATTATTAATGAAACGCTTAAGCCCTAGACTTCGTTATAACGCCCCCCGTTTGCCTGGTGCGTACCGGAAAGGCGTCGCTGCAGTTCGTACTTTGCTCGGTCTTCCTGGTTGGGATAGCGCTGGCAGATCAGTCCAGGGGCTATGGGACGATGACCGGGGCGATGACTATAGATTAGTAGTAGATCATGAAGGGATACTGAGAGTCTTTGAATCTGGGATATTGCCTTATAAGGGTAGTAGGCAGGTTAGGAATCTTTATATAGCTGAGCTACATGATTCTGATAACTGGCGTACTTATGGAAGTGGTGCCATAGTTGATGGTGACACATATGGTGAGCTAGATTTAACTGTAACTGTGGTAGGGTCTGCTGACAGAATAGAAACTGATGCTTCACTTTATCCTGGGGCTGGACTTTTAGTTGGAAAGGACTTTAGGGTTAGTTATGAAGCAAAAACCACTACCGCAAATTTAGGGAAGAATATTATCTGTCAACTAAATAGGTATGATGGTGGTGCATCAGCTATCGCAAATGATATTGCGGAATTAACAGATGAGTGGCAGCGATTTACTGTTGACAGTTTTCCTAATTTTACAGATCCTTTAAATAATGGAATGCGGTTACAGTTCTGGGGCGGTAGTAATTATTGCCCTGATTTTACTATTAGAAATATTCAATTAGAAGATGTAACCGGCCAAGCTAATCAGAATCCTAGTGAGTATGAGCCTGTTGGTACTCCTACTGGTGCAGAGATATGTAGTGATCCAACATTCCAAGAAGCTGAAGGTGTTACTTGGATAGATGCCGGTACTGCCTGGACGCTTACTGAAGGTCAGGCAGAGTCAACAACTACTTATATAACATTATATGCTGCTATAGATATAGATGTTATTGCGGATGAGCAATTTGTGATTGTTGCAGAGTTTACAGGTGGATTGCGAGCAAAGGTTGGAGGTACTGGAACCTATGAGGATCTAGTCAGTGGAGTGCCTTTTGTTAATACTTCTGGTGGTGGAACAGATTTTATTTTTATGCAAGCTACTTCTCTTGGGGTTGTCACTAGCTTCTCAGTCAAAAAAGCCACAGACGGCATAGGCATTTACAACACAGCTAACGGTAATACCGTAGATGTTAATGGTGTAGTAACTGAAGCTGTTGGTGCTGCTCTTAGTCCTGTTCCTGTTATAAGGCATGAGCCTGAGAGTACTAATAAGTGTGAGAACTACAACCTTAATCCTACTGATACTACAGGCGTAACAAAAACTGGTGATGCCGCTTCTGTTTTATCAGTTGTAGATGATTCAGCAAATTATCCAGCCGTATTAAAACAAATAGGAAATCAGCAAGTATATAAACTTGATAATAGTGCAGGAGTTGCTTGGGCATATGCTGTTATAACAGGTGGAGCAGCAGACACAACCGCACACAGTATTTTTTGTTATGCACGCATAGATACTGGCACAGGAAGGATGGAGTTTAATAAACCTGCCGGTGCTGTAAATATAACAGCCAGCACTTACACCCTGATTTCTTCTGAAAACATAACGACTCATGACATAGGTAATAAAGTAAGGCTCGCGGTTCCTGCTGGATCAACTTTATATTTTATAGCGAACCAGATGGAAGATAGCGCATTTTCTACCAGCTTAGTTGAGGTAATCGGCGGCTCTGCTATTAGAAACACAGACGCTAACCAGCATCCTTATTCCAGTGCTGTGTTTAATCAAGATGAGGGTTATTTAGTCTTTGATTGGACTCCTGAATATGACAAAGTTGATCTATCAACTACTGATTTAGAAACGTTTACTACAGACGGCGTTGGTGGCTACATACTTTATATGGATGATGGAGGAGTAAAAACATTTGCGGGTTCTGCATTGGGTGCAGTTAATGAGCTTTTTGTATCTGGTAATAAATACCGCGTGGCTGTCAGGTGGGGCAATACCGAAGGCACCTATCAAATTGGAATTTTAGATATTGATGGTGATGGTTTATGGTCATGGGACGGCACTCCTGGTGCTTATGACGGAGAGTTTGGGGCTTCTCAATTGTTCTTGTATATTTTCAAAGATCATCCATACATAAATCAAGTCCATGATCTCCAGATATTCAACAAGGATCAAACAACTGCTGAAATAGAAGCGAGGCACCCGTAATGAGCAGAACATATCAAGTAATTTTAGATGTACCAGCAATTCCAAAGGCTAGTTTCCCCGAAGCTTTCATTGCTCTATTAGAAGCTATTGGTTTTAATGTTTCTACCTTCTCTCAGATGCCAGGAACACAGGTGGTAACTGGCCGCAGGCTAGTACAAGGCGAAGTAGTGCCTATGGGTGGTTGGGGTGGTGAAGCTACTGAAATAGTAATGGCTGGAGCTACTGCTAACTATACTGGAACTGTTTCATTAGTTGGTGGGCAAACTACAAAGAAAGAGTTAGTAGTGGATGAGAGTGGAGATCCTATTTTACTAGATGGTGAATTTCAGTATGCAATTAAAAGCTACTTAAAACCGTCAGCTGCTGTTATTGCTCCTTACATAATCAGTGAATTAAGTGTAGTGGAAGTGGAAGCAGGGTTGCTAGACGGCTCTATAAAATTGAATAGGCATGTTGGTGCAGAAGATTGGGAAGTCGGAGTATAACAGAATGGCAATCGTAGTTAATACACCACCAAAACAGCCGCCGCTGGAATATAAAAATGTCCATCTGGAACGGTTAATAATCGAACAACCTCACGAAGAGGACAGCTCGGTCGTCCCGGTGTATCATTTGAAAATTATTTATCGCCTGTTTGCTCTTGATAGTAAGGGGAAGCGTTATTATGAGCGTCAGGCTTACCACATTACTCTTGAAGATTATCTGAAGACTGCAATGGGAAAAGCAGCAGTAGGCGATATGGATTTGATTAACGCACTTCAGGCAATAGAAACAGCTCTAGCGTCAATCATAGCTGATCAAGGGAACCATGGTTCAACTAATGTAACTTGAGGAAATAGAAATGCCAAATCCAACAGTAGCGGCAGACCCGCATTCAATTAGCCAAGGCAATATCCAAAATTGCTCTGACTTAGTATTCGGTACCCCTACAGGGGATGCAGTAACTATTACTAGTGTGGGTACCAATATCCCAGTTATGGTGGACAAAGAATTTTTTGAGATTCGTAACCATCCACAGGCCACTAATAATGGTTTGTATCAAGTAGATGATACGGCTCCTGCTGCAGGTACCACAGATGTGCGCAAAGTATCCGGTTCGGATCCTGTAGTAGATGGCACCGGGCGGGACTGCGATATCCTGTGTTCTCTGAATACTTCTCACTCTAACCTTGTGTGGGCTAGTAGCTCTGCTGCAACCACCGAGATCACGGATGCGGTTCTCACGCTCCCAGTGATGGAGGTTGGCGAACGGTTCGAGATTCGTAACGCTAATACTGCTGGCAACGACGGTGTATATCAGGTAGCTAGTACAGTGACTAATGGTTATGCCTGCACTAAGATTACAGGCAGTAACCCAGCCAACGATACCGCCAATACTGGTAACGTTATCACTGAGCAGAAGTCGGTGTTCTACGACACTGCTGCCTTGGGCTTCTATATCCTGGAGCAACCGGGTGTAGTTATTACCGCTGTGTCAGATGCAGTGTGGGGTACCCCTTCTGGTGCAACTGTTGGAGTGACCTCTGCGGGTAACAACCTTCCGACTGTAAAGATTGGTCAGAAGGTGTTAGTCACAGATCACGCCACCGCAGCCAACAACGGCTACTACGTGGTACGCAGCATCACTACCGTAAGTGCTGATTGGACCCTGGAGATGGTGTCTGACGGTAAGACTCCGGCAACTGCTGCTTCAGAAGCCCTCAACATCCAGACTGACCCTTGGGTCGATGACACTGGCGTGTTAGGTCAACCACTGTACTCTCGTGCAATGATCGACTGGAAGGATGACAACTTTCTGATCAAGAATGCTCCGTTTCCGATGTTTAACATTGACTCGGACGCTGGTAAGTATCTTGTAGGCCAGGACGCCTCGGGCAACAACTCTGGTTGGATCTTCGTAGACAATAGTGAGTTTGGTGTTCGGTCTCGTAAGCTGGTCCGAAACATGGGTTGGCAGGAGATTGACTCAGCTGGTTTGGTTACCGCTGAATACGCTGCTATCCGGTCCAACGCTACGGTGGAAGATAATGACCGTGACCTGGGTTTTTACCAGTTCGGCACTAACACCGCTCTGGACGACACAGTGGACTTTGAGCTTGCTGGCCCAGTAGATGAGTCCATCAAGGTGTATGACGCTACGGTAACCCGTGCACAGGCCACCGCAACTGAAGGTTATGACTTCAATGATACTGGTGACACTATTGATCGTAATGATTCCGGTGACTTCGTAGCAGACGGCTACAAGGTTGGTGGCCGGGTTATTGTTGCGAATGCTGAGACTTCAGCTGATGACGGTACTTACCTGATCACTGCGGTAGCTACGGGGGCCCTGACTGTTACTACGCTTACTGGCGGTGCGGTTACCTTCTCTGATACCACGGACGATAACACCGCAACTCTGACCATCGATAACAGGTTCGCCTTTTCTTTGAAGCTGCGTCCTCGTGACGATGACACTTACGGTAAGTCCTTCGCTCAGCAGGGGCTGGCAGACGCACTTGCTTCTCAACTCTCTAACCGCGCATTTGTATTTGGTTTGGGTACTGTTGAAGATGCGAATATTACTACAGCTGATGCTACTGTATCAGGATATGGAATCACCATTGGGTTCTACGGCACCGGACAATCTAAAGGTGGCGGCAAGCTAGTAGGTGGTGCTCAGGATTTCGGTATTGTAATTGATGGCAATGGTAAGACTGCATCTGAGATTTATGAATATGTTCAATATGCCTTGCGCCAGTCTACTGATATTGATTCTCAGGGTACTAACATCGGTCGTACTTTGGACGGCTTGATCCGGTTTAACGGTGCTGTACTGGAGTTTGGTTCTGTTGACGGCGGTCTGTCCTTCCCGACTAACCCTGAAGGCGGCGGTTCTGGTGTGTACTGTGAGAACGTCCACGCTGACGACGCTAACAACGTGAAGTTCTGGGACAATACTGGGGTCTTACGTTCTAATGAAGAGACCATCGCTGTTACTCTTGACTTCAACCAGATTCTTATCGATGACACTGTAGCTGAAGGCGACCTGTTCTTTGATCGTACTATCCGCACCTCTGTCTCTGATCTGGTAGTTAATGCTGGCGGTACTATCACTTCGGCTGGTTCTAATTTGCCTACGCTGGATGAAGGAGATGGCGCGTATATCCGGTTAGACGGTTTGGCTGGAGACGATGAACCTATGAATGGGGTTTATCAGGTAGTGACTGAGACTTCTACCGCCACATGGACGGTGACCCGCTATGATGGAGAAGCCATGGTCACAACCTCTTCCGCAGCCGTAAATGTGGATGAACACCCGTTCGACACTCCGAGTGCTCTCATCGTGGACACTAACAATTCGTTGACGGATACTACGATCAGTTTTACCACCACTGATACCATTGGTGATACCAATAGTGGCTTAGCCGTGTTCTCGATAGGAGACCGTCTGCGCATTAGCGGGGCTGGTTCTGGTACCAACGCTGGTAAGGTGGTGAAAGTACTCACGGTTGCAGCTGGTACCATCACAGTTGAGCAGAATCAGTTTGAGCCGGTGATCGATACTCAGGCAGCTGGAGGCTCAGTGACACTGACTCAGGTTGCTAGCGTAGAAGCTGATTTGGACTTTGCGTTCAACTTTGCCTTTGATTCTAATACCCAGGGTGGACGGACGGTATCCACCCAGACCTTCGTGAAAGCAAAGGCCATCGGGCGTGAAACAGCTCAGTTCACCGCATCTTCAGTCCTGTCTATCTCGTCCGGTACACCACTAACTGTACCGCTCCAGAGTCAGCAGGAACGTAACGTGGTGTTATAACGTGGCAACAGGAGTTTGCTTTCACTGTGAGAAGAACCACAAGTTTCAGGACTTGTGGTCCTTCGCATTCTCCAACTTCGGTGTGGAGGATGTATGGGAGATCGGGCAGGAAGACGATATGCGCGTTTACCAAAACCCGATACCTGTTCGCAGTGCAGCAGACTTGCCAGATGATCGTCCTCTGGTGGTGCTGTCTCCCCGAGATGCTGAGTGCATCAAAGGGGAGGTATCACTACGCCAGTATGATCATGAAGACGACAACACTATTTTTCTCTTTGGGAGGTCCCATGGAGTAATAACTGAAGAAACTCTTGGGGGGCGCAAGCCCGACGCCGTAGTTTATATTCCTACGGTAGCTCACGAAATGTATGCGTTCTGCGCGGCGTACATCGTATTGTATGATCGCTTTGTAAAACGAGGTGTCCGTGGCTAACCAGATCACTGATGGTCGCACTAATGTCGATACGATGGAGAGCACGTCTGCTCCTGACGATCTGACTGGTGGCGCAAGCGGCACTAACGATACCGAGGTTTACTACCAGGGATCCTCTTCCTGGGGGTACTACGGCGGCACGACCCGTGATGGTCTACTACATGATGCTGGGTCTGCTCAGGATTGGTCGAGTAACACGTTCCATCTGCTAGTTAACTGTGCGATTGTGGCGTTCCTCAAGACCAAATCCAACGGAGGACTGACTGTTCGCTTTTGTGGTGCTACCGTAACTGATTGGTTCGAGGTGTACGTCGCTGGATCTGATGCATGGCCTACCGCTTTTGAGGGCGGCTGGGTACAGTTCGTGGTAGATATCGAAACCGCTCGGTCTGAGGCAGTTACTGCTGGCTGGACGAACGGAACTACCCCTGCAACATCGGCTATACGCTATGTTGGGATTTCGTCCCAGACGGCCACTATCATGCCTCGAATGGTGGATAATACTTGGCTTGATCAGATCACTCGTCTACCAGATGGTACTGCAGGCATCAAGATTGAAGGTAAGAATGGAGGAACAACCGACTGGAAGTGGGACGATGTTGTGTCTGCCGCTGACACAGGTAAATGGGGTACTTGCAGACGCGGCCCTGGTGGCTCTGTTGTATTAAACGCCCCGGTGCAGTTTGGCATCAATGACACCTCTACCCATGAGTTTACTGACACCAACCAAGTGCTTCTCTGGGATGATCAGGAGTTCTTGCCCGATGATTTCTACGCACTGTCTGCTCTGGGTAACTCGGGCGGTACTACCAACATCACGGCAGGTGTGAAGGCCGGGACAGGCAACGACGCTACTGGTGCTCAGGGTTGGGTAGTTACCGCTGCGTCCGGTGGTGCCAGATGGTCACTGGACTTTGATGATGCCAACATTGATAGTATTGGTATCTATGGTTGTTCTCTCATCCATAGTGCCACTCTGGATCTGGATGATGCAGCGAATGACTTGGCGTCCGTTTTGCTGATTGATGGTAATAAGGCCCACGTATCGAATGCCAGTGTTGTCCGTGCTTCTGTGATTGCTCCTAACACTGCTGACGGTGTAGCCTATATGGACACGGATGACCTCGGGGATATTGCATATAGCAACTTTGAGTTTACTGACGGACATGGTATCGAGATCTTAACTGGAGGGCCTTCCTCCCAGAATAACGTGGGTAATCTCTTCACTGGTTCCTACGGCGGCACACCTGGCGATAACAATACCCCGGCGTCTGGCTCCAATGACGCGATGATTTACAACAACGCTGCAGCGGCCAGGACATTCAACCGCTCCGGCGGGGGTACCCAACCGTCGTTTAGGAACGGAACTAGTGCTACGTCTGATGACGTCGCCACAATCAATTTAACTTTTACACCTCTGGTAGCGGGATCTGAGGTGCGGGTATTCGACACAGGAACCAGTGATTATGCAGATGCTGGTACTGATAGCAGCGGAACCAGTTATGTAGCTTCTGTATCAGCAGGGGCTGCAATTGATTATAAGATCATCTATCCTGGTAAGCTTGAGATATTCGTTATAAATAAGACGTTCTCAGTATCTCAAAACATAGACGTGAACCAGCAGACTGATCGCAACTACGATCCGGTGGACTGATGCCAACATTCGATGGAGACAATTTAATCGTAACACTCGATTCAGGTCAATCTGAAGTCGATGTGTTCGATGATCTGTATGAACCGTGGAAGGACTGGATGCTGGGGCACCCTGATAATAGGCATTACCCAGCTCTGTTCCGTTCAGACGGTGGAGCGCCCTTGTCTTCGATCATCAACCAGGGTGGCTACATTTTTCTGAACAATACTGATGGCTGGCGCTTAAAGCCACCCGAGGAAGACATCACTATTTACTTAACTGGCAACCTCGCTGTGGATAGCACCTCTTTGCCAGCGTTCGTTCCCACTGATGGAGCGTATACAGCGGCTATTCTGGGCCTGCAACCTATCACTCAGGGAGTGACCTCGGTTATGGCTGAGCAGCTGGAATTTGCTTCTTATCAAAATGCAGTATGGCTTAAGAGCGACAGCACTTTGGACGGTACTGAGGATATCTCAGGGGTGGGTAATCGTAAATATCCTCTTTACCATGTGAATAATGCGGTGTCGATAGCTAGTAACGTAGGTCTTGATGCCATCGGAGTGATAGGCAATTTTGCTTTTGTATCAGGCGATATTTTGGCGGGGTTTTCTATCAAAGGGCAGAATCCAATTCTAACTACTTTGACGATTCAGTCAGGAGCTGATGTATTAGATTGCCAGATCCTGAATGCTACGATTACCGACTCGGTGCTGGATGGTAATAGTTGGATTAATGGTTGTAATATTCATAATTTGCAGTACATTGAGGGGCAGATCGAAGAGTGTAAGTTAAGTGGTAACATCAGTATTGACGGTTCCGATGATTCGTTTATCATCGATTGTAAGTCTGGTTGCGTCGGTCAGGGTGCTGCGGATTTGCCGGTGGTCAATCTAGGCGGCAGCGGTCGTAATCTAGCGTTTCGTAACTGGTCAGGCCCGGTGAAGCTGGAAAATCTGACTGGTGCTAATACTGTTTGCCTGGATGTGGTGTCAGGATCTACTTTGGTGTTGGGTGATAACTTGACTGCCGGTGATATTTATGTTCGAGGTATCTGTGAGATCATAGGCACAACTAGTGGTACTACTATCCATACCAATGCTGCTATTATTCCTACTCAGGTGCAGGCTCTATTCGATGCAGCTTACAACCGGCGTAAGTGGGATAAGGGTGCAAATACTGTAACTATTTATGACACTGATAATGTTACTCCGTTGCATGTATTTGATACTAACGCTGATATGTCTGAGTTGACGCCGCAATGAATACGTTTGGGCTAAATAAAAAGGGTATATGTACGTTTGGTCTTGGGATTGGAACTATAGGTTGGCGTGAAGTTGTAAGATTTACGTTGAAGATACGACGGTTGGTACAATTTTCTTTGGAAGGGTGATGAGCGATACTATCCAATTTACTTTAAAAGCTAGGCGTGCTGTTGCTCATACTCTAAAGGCACGGAGAGCGGTTGCTTTTAACTTAGGTGTAAGACCGCAAGTTAGTTTTAATTTACCTACTCGTTCTTTGGTAGCTGTAGGATTAAAAATACGACGTAAAGTAGATTTTTCTTTGGAGCTATAACATGTCTTGTGAAAATGAAATTCATAAAGGTGATATTGGTACTGTTTTTGAAGTTGAACTTGAAGATTGTGTTGGCATAATGGATATTAGTTTAGCAACTGATATGTACATTATTTTTTTCAAGTCAGAGTCAGAAACTTCTGTAGTGAAAGATGCAGTGTTTACTACTGATGGTACAGATGGGAAAATTCAATATGTCACTATAGCTGATGACTTGGATGAGACTGAATTATGGCAGATACAAGGACGAGTAGTATTACCAACAGGCACTTGGTCTTCTGAGACTGGTTCTTTTACGGTATTCCCTAATTTGGACGATGCTTGAGGAAACGCTATGTGTAAAGAAACTGTACAGCAGTTAGAAACACGAGTATCAATCCTTGAACGAGAACAGCAATGGGCTCATGAACAGGTGATTAAGCACATGCAAGAAGAAGATAGACGATGGGGAGAATTGCATGCTGCGATCAACGCTCTGCATAAGCGCTTGGATAGGATCGGTAAAGATATCCATACAGATATCCACGACGAAATTTCTAAGCATAACGAGCTTCTTGTTGCGCAGTTTGTTACTAAGGATGAATTTGTGCAGTTGCATATGCAAGTTACTAAAAATAAACATATCCTTAAATGGGTGTTCGGTACTGCTGTATTCGTAGGTGCTTTTATTGCTTTTTTAGCTAATATAGCTGAGATCGCCAAAGCCATATTTGGGGGATAAGATGCCTACTAATGATCCTACCATCAAAATTAATAAGTTCTTAGGTATAAATAACCGTGGTCGTGGGGAAGAACTAAAGCCTGGAGAACTACGTAAGGCGCAAAATGTTGACTTGACCAACACTAACAAACTTCGCCAACGTCCTGGGTATGAGTTACTGCAGTCTGGGAAGCGTCATAGTTTGTGGTCAGCTTTTGGGGATACAGTTGGGTACGTTGTACAAGGAGATACTTTATACTCAGTTGATGAGGATGGTACTGAAGTTACTCTGCAATCCGGTTTTACGCTCGATGCTCGTATGTCTTTTGCGGAAGTTAATAGCGATATTTATTTTTCTAACGGCTATGAGAAAGGAATTATCCAGGATGGCGCAGTTGAAAACTGGGGTCTCCCTGTTCCTCAAGCACCGACTGTTGAAACAGGAGCTGGGGCATTACCTGCCGGAGATTACCAAGTATGTATTACTTATGCTAATGCAGCAGGCGAAGAGTCAGGAGCTTGTGAAGCGCAGCTGGTTACACTTTTAGAAACTGCAGGGATTTACGTATCAGATATCGTTTATTTGGGAGATGCTGTTGAAGCACGAGTTTATATTACTCAGCTCAATGGTGATATCTTCTACGAAGCGGAGCGTACGGTTACGTCACTCGCTTCTGTTCTTAACGGTATATATGGTGCACCTTTACGCACTCAGCATATTACTCCGCCTGAACCGGCCAGCATAGTTCGGTATTATAACGGGCGTATTTACATGGCTGTTGGTAAAGTTATTTGGTATACCGAAGCGCTTGCTTATGGGCAAGTACGCCGAGCTGCGAATTTCTTCTATTTTTCTGAAGATGTATCTATGATGGAGTTCGTTGATGGAGGGATGGTAGTTAGCGCTGATCAAACATACTTTCTTGCAGGGGAAGATGCTCCGCAGATGAAGTTGAAGAAAGCTTCTAGCTCAAAAGCCTTGTGGTATACTGGTATGAACGTAGATGCTTCTGATTTTGGAGAAGGCGAAGGTCAGGGCACGATGGCAGTATGGATGAGTGATCGGGGGTTCGCAGTAGCTTTTCCTACTGGAGAAGTACAGCTATTATCAGAAAAGAAAGTGTCGTTCCCTGTAAGTCGTGAAGGGGCAATGGCGTTTGTTAAGAGAGATGGGTTGTTACAGTTTCTTTCAACTTTGAAAGAACCTATTGATGATGTCCAGACTTTCGCTATGGGTGATCGGGTTACTGTAGAAGTACGCCGGAATGGTGTTGTTATTTAACTAGTAAGAGGGTATCGAAATGGATAATAAGGTGGATATGTCGCAACTTGAAGATAGATTTAAGGTCGGTGGTCGTTTCTATGTAGAAGCGTATCGTGATGGAAAACTATTGTTCAAAGAACTAATTCAAAATATGGTCGTTAATACGGGCTTGCAGAAAGCGATTGACGACACTTTGCTGAATGGTTCTCAAAGTGCTAACTGGTATGTTGGCCTTCTGGGTAATGCTACCCCGTTGGCTGGTTGGACTATGACTGAAGCAGGAGCAAACGAGTTTACTGATTATGATAACTCGGCAACACGTCCTGCTTGGTCCGGTGCTCGTACTGCCCAGACTGCTTCGAATGTTTTAGCGAAAGCACAGTTTACTATTGATACGGATAGCTCTGATATCTATGGTGCTTTTTTGAGTACCAACAATGTGAAGGGCGGTACTACTGGTACTTTGTTCTCAGCTGGATTGTTCGCCGCAGCACGTACTGGCCTCATGGATAATGATGATGTATACATCACTTATGAGGTCGAAGCTCAGAGCACCTAAACTATGACCAGGTTGCGACATCATGGTCCAGTTCGTTTCCGGTTTTCTGGGGATGAAGAAAAAGCCAAGCGGCTCACAGGCTTCGCCCGTGGGTTGCTTGGTGGGCTCATAGCGCAAGCTAACCGGGATAATCGCCAGCATGCGCAACATCTTTTTAAACCCGTAGAAGGTGTAAATATAGAGTGCCTTCATTATAGCGGGATGGACGAATGTCGTATTTATGTAGCACCGGATATAAAGGAAGAAGAAGAAGTATGTCTTGGGTATCTTAACGGGTTACTTCTTGGCACTGGATTTGAAAACTTTACAGAGAAACCAGGACAGGACGCTTTCTATAACGATGAAGGCGAACCGAAGTTTCTGTTTACAGAAGGAGACATGTCACGCGTTCCTAGTGAGTTTTCTGGGACTATGGCTAAAGTTGCTCAATTTTTGTTGGGTGTAGCAGGGGAAATTCCTTTTAGTCCAACGTGGTATAAAACGCATGGTATTTTTATCAATAGGAAAGATCCAGATGCGCCGGTGCCATGGATTATTAGGATCAGTGCTGTTGGGATAGAAACTAAGAAGCTACAGCTTTGTGAAGAAGGATATGGATTTGAAGGTGTGGATGCGGATGGCGCTATTCTTACTACCTTGTTAGGTGGTATCCCCATCCCTATTAAAGAAGAGTCTTTATCCAGTGGATGGACAACGTTAGCTTCAGCAGGCGTTGTTAATGATTTCTATATTAGATATCCACTTTTTTATAAATGTGGTTGGGCTTTTAATACAGATGGTACCGCTGCTGATAATACTTGCTGGGCAGGAGAAGATACTTATAATATTAGATTTCATCATTACCGTATAAACATCACCTCTGATCCAGAAACCGGTGATCCTATTGCAGCATCAATGTCTGAGATTAGTAACGGAAGGCCAAAAGCAGAGAGGAGCTATAAAACTCTATGGATACCTGCTGGTAGTGGATTGATGACTGACTTTGATTTAGAAACTCAGGCTGGTGATACAGGGGATATTCCCATCTATGTGTTTTATGATGGTGATGATCTGAGGATATTAAGCTTTATAAATGAAACTGGTGGTGTCGCTACTAGTGTGGAGGACGATGTATTTATTCCTTGGTATAGCGGTGGCAAGGTCGGTACCCAGGGTTTTTTATACGGCACTCCTGGCACCTTTTCTGGGCGTGATGGGACCGAGACAGTAGGGACTGAAGCGGGTCTGTATATGAACACAGAGTCTCAGGGAGTGAATGATTACTTCCTTGGAGTAGAAAAAACTCTAGTAGGGGAAATTGTAAACGAGCCAACACTATATGACCGGAGTAGTGGTGCAGACACGCTGATGCCGCAGCGAATATGGTTAGAAGCTTTTTGGCATAACTATACATCATACGATGCACAGCATGTGAGGTGTGCGGCAATACCTAATGGTGAGCGGGAAGCTGTGTATACATATGCTTATTCATCACTATCTAAAGAGTGGAACTTCTACCAGACAACTACAGGGTGGAATTCCGAATGGGCTACAATGGCGAGTCGGTCAGTGCAGGTAGAGGTCGATCCATGCTCGGGGGCTGGTTTTAAGTCTTTTTCTTGTGATGGCACAACTTATCGAGAGCAAATTAGTTACACCCCTAAGCCACTTGTAGATTCAATATCGGAGAGTGTAAATGTATCGAATCAATTAAAGGAGTGGGATGATACATTTGAGCCGTATACAGTAACTTTCGATTGTGTTGGTGGACCATGGCCGTTCAACAAGACAGGCTGGTGTGGTGATCCTACTGGTGCGGGATTAGCTGGAGTGTACTTTGACCAGGATACAGATACATATACCGAGAAAAACCATACCCACACTTTGATGCTATATCGGGCTGGGCATACTGATCTTGAAATCTTTAGTGAGTCCGAAACTTATACTAGTGATTATGGTGATTCTATAAAAATTCCAGACTATGGTAATAAATGGTTAGTTCTTGCTTATGATACAAAGAGGCTTTGGGCTATTAACGATAGGATTTCGGATTTAAACTTGTACTCACCAGATATGGATGAAGCTGTTATGGAAGGCAGTCATGAAGAGTATCCAAATACTGCTGGGAATATAAATGCATGGGTTGGGATTCCTAAAACCTCAACCCCAATTTAACTTAGGAGAGATGAAATGAGTGGAGTATTAGTAAGCGCATCAACAGCAGAAGTTGCGTGTGGAATAGCTACAGCAGTAACTGTTCTGCAGGTAAAGGCACCGACGAACCAGAGGCTTAAGATCAAAGAGATCAATGTATCTTTTGATGGGGCTCCGGGTGGTACCGATGCACCAGCGGTAGTGCAGATACTTCGACAGACTGGAGCAGGTACTATGACCTCTCTTACGCCGCAGAAGAGGAACGGAGCTCCAGAGACAGCGCAGGCAACAGCGCAACACACCGCGACTGTAGAGCCTGCTGGAACTACTGTTATTATGGCGTTTGAAGCTCATGTTCAATTCGGTTTACGGCACTTGTTCTATCCAGGAACAGAGATTGAAGTACCAGGTGCGGGGTATATTGGTATCCAGGTTACTTCCCCCGCTGCAGTAAACTGTATAGCTGAGATCGTTTGGGAAGAATAATATGTACCAACCAAGCTGCATTTTTCCAGTACCTCCTGTGCCTATACAGCAGGCACAGGCGTTTGGGATTTGGTATCGCCCACAACTGATAGCGTATGAAACTATTGAGGAGACAATTGAATTCGATCCTTCGATAGCGTCTGCTTACGGTAAAACGGTACAAGAAACGCTGTTGTTGAATTCAACTATAGATTCTAATAGCACTCAGAACGCTATAGTTTCTGAGCAATTCGTTTTTAGTACTGCAATCCGTATAGCTTGGGAATTAATAGTTTCAGACACTATTACGTTTGATACTACTGTGGAGCAGTTTCGCGGAGCAGTAATTCTTATACGCGATATTTGCCAGTTTCATGATGTAGCTGTTTCTGCAGCCACTGTACATAGTGTTGTTTCTGAGATTATGGACTTAGTCGCTACGCAGGGCTACAGCTTCGAAGCAGCGGTAGCAGAAGTTATAAATTTGGTAGCTAGTGAAGAGCTTAACCTCAACGCTTATGAGACAGTATCTGAAGATCTTATTCTACAGGATACCGTAACGCCTTATATCGCTGTATTTGGGATAGTAGAAGACGCAATTGCGTTGGATGATACTGCTGAATCTCAGGGCATCTACCAAGCACTGGTTAGTGATACAATGACTTTTGCCATCGCGTTCAGTGATGGTGAAGAAGTTTATAGTGCTTGGGTAATGAATACTGCGAACGCAGGTGTTACTGAGTATCTCAACTATGAATTTAACTCTTTTGCTCGGATCGGAAGTACTTACTTTGCTGCTGGGCCAAACGGTCTGTATAAGCTAGAAGGTACTGATGATGATAGCGTGCCGATTGAGTTTCTCATCCGTACTGGTAAGATGGATGTAGGAAAGGGACATCAGAGTAGGGTAGAACAGATGTATATGGGGGTATCGACCAGCGGAAAAGTGTTGGTTAAGACGATCACTGGCAACGGCATAGAACGGTGGTATGAATCAGATACACCTAACACTGGACTTGATACTCTACGAGCTAAGTTAGGACGCGGAGTGAAAAGCCGGTATTGGCAGTTTGAACTTACGAATTTAGATGGGGAGACTATAGAAGAGTTGGAAGATATCCAATTCTATCCAGTTATTCTTTCCAGGAGGGTACGATAATGGCGGATTGCTCAAGTCCTTGTGAGCTTGTTACTGATGGATGGTCTGTTGCCAGATCATACGCTACAAGTGCTTTTAGTTCAGCGGAAGATTATTTGGCTACGCTTCAAGCTACTATCGATCCGGATCTGATCACTGATATCCCGCAGGTAGATATTGCTACGGTGTTTCCCGATGGTGAAATCGGCGATATCGTTATACCTGATGTCCCTGTACCTGAGAACTTTGAGTTCTCCGCACCTACTGTACCGACCGCACCTACACTGGCTCCTGTAGGGGCGATTTCGCCTCCTGTGATCCCGGAATTTATTTCGCTCTACCCCGATATCACTCTACCGGTAGCACCGACACCTTTGTCTGTGACTCCTCCTGGAGATGCGCCGGATTATACTACACCGTCTATTCCAGGGTCGCCTACGTATGATATCCCCACTACGCCGACATTGCGTGAGTTGGAGCTGCCTGACGCCCCTACTATTACTCTGCCGACTTTCACCGATACAATGCCGACGGAATCACTGGTATCGCCGGAAGCACAGCTTATCTTTAGCGAGTCTCTGTATTCTAGTACGATGTTGACTGAGATCAACGATAAACTGCTGGATGATATCCAGAATGGTACTGCAGGGCTTCCCCAGGCTGTAGAAACGCAGTTGTGGGACCGCGCACGCTCTCGTGAGCATGCTGAGGGAGAGAGGGGACGTAAAGCTGCGGTTGAGGAATTCGCTGCGCGAGGCTTTAGTTTACCCCCTGGAGCACTGGCTTCCAGATTACAGGAAGCTGAACAGGAAGTAATCAATAAGGATGTGACCCTTTCCAGAGAGGTGTACATCAATCAAGCTGAGAGAGCTCTACAGCAGCTCCAGTTCGCTCTTACAACTGCGCTTCAGAGCGAAACTCAGCTGATGAACTACTCTAATTCCATAGCCCAACGGGCGTTGGAAGTGCAAACTACGATTCTGAACGCTTCTATTCAGATTTTTAATGGTAAGATTCAGCTTTATAATGCTCAAGTCTCAGCTTATCAGGCTGCTGCTGGCGTCTTTAAGACTCGGATAGAGGGTGAGCTGGCGAAGCTCCAGATATTCGAATCAGAACTGGCTGCTCAGAAACTGATTGGAGAGATGAATCTACAGGAGCTGGAAGCATATAAGAGCGCTCTGACAGCTGTGCAGACCATTGTGGAGGTCTATAAGACTGAGATGCAGGCGTCGGCTATTGAAGCAGATGTTCAGAAACTGGCTCTGGAAGCGTACCGCAGTGGGGTAGATGCGTATAAGGCCAGGGTTGAAGCCAAGGCTACTGAGTTCCAGGGATATCAAGCTCAGGTTGAAGGAGAGCTGGCTAAGATCCGCTTATATGAAGGAGATGTAAATGCTTATAATGGGCGTATTAATGGGTATCGTGCTTATGTGGATGCTTTGGTGGCTGTAAATCGTAGTGATATTGAGGTCAATGAAGCTACACTTAGAATGTACCTCGGTAAACTCCAGGCGTTTAGTACACAGACCCAAGCCGAGGTTTCCAGGATTCAAGCTGAATCAACTTCGTTCGATGCTCAAATTAAAGGGTTCTCTGCTGAATTAGGGGCTCAACAAGCACAGATAGAAGCAGAGGCCACTGAACAGAATATTAAGGTCCAGGTAGCTTCTACCCAAGCTAACCTGGAAATGAAGGCAGCTGAAGTGAACATTCAGCGTTCAATTAATGCATTACAACTGGTTATGGAAGCTCTGAAATCTGGAGCTACAGTATCATCTGGTCTAGCACAGGCGGCACTGAGTGCTGTAAGTCTCAGCGGTGCTATTTCTGGGTCTAGTTCGACGGATCATAGTACGAACATAAACCATAACTACGATTATTAAGAGGAGTCTGGCATGGCTGGTATGAGAGAGAAAAAGCGTAAACTAAAGCCTAGTAGTTTTGAAGTGCGGCGAGGAGTGCCTTTAGAACGAGGTAAACCATCTGCATTTGCTAAAACAGCAGAGCTAACTCCAGATCAAATTGTAAAACAGATAGCTGAGAAGCGTACTAATTCTGTAGCACAGGCGAAAACTAAGGCAGAAACTAAGGCAGAAACTAAGACAGAGTCTAATGTTGGAGCTCCCAGCCAGCCCGAAGATACTCCAGTTAGAGCTGTAGATAAAAATGTTGTGAGTCTTCGTGAGAAAGGAGGCGGTATTTATCACGGCAGACAGAATATTGAAGACGCCGAAGGTAGACCACAAGCCTCTGTACCATATTTTACTAACCGCGCTACAGGGCAAGCTTTAGACCAAGGTAGAGGTATACGTGATGGTGTTGGTAGTGTGCCATCACCTGTACAGTCAAGACGTGATCCAGAAGAACAACTTGCAGCACTGCGGCGAATTAGGGGTACTACTGGTCCTAAGACTGACCACCAAGCTTATGCTCCTTGGCAAACTGCGAAACAGGCACCTTCGCGGTGGCGGCAGGAGCTGGAAGCACGTAACCAACGTGTACACAATAACGCAATTCAGCCTGTAGCTGGCGCACGTGGGATAACTAAGGCTCAGCGTTCAGCTATTACTGCGGCGGATAGGACTGAAGCTGGCCGTGAGAAAACTGCGCTCGAACATGGACGTGGTATACGTGGACAGGATATGAGAATGGAGCAAGCTCGGATGACGCAGCAGACCGCTCGCGAAAAAACTGCTGCAGAAGCGAATGCTGCAGGGCAGATGGATGTTGGAGATCGGATTAAGTTGGCTCAACTTGGGGAAAGTGTAAAAGAAAGACAGTTTAGAGAAGGTAGAGCGATAGAAGATGATAAGCGAGCAGCTTTCCAAGCACATTCTGAAGATATCGCGAATATGCAGATGGATAAAGACGGGAACCCAGATACGCGTTTTGGGGAACGAATGTCTAATGCGTGGAGCCCTGCACTAACGTCTAAGAATTCAGATGATGCTGCGGCTGCAAAACACGCGATAGGTATTTTTGGCTCCTTATCAAAATCTTTCCAGGATGCTCCTTGGTATACCGCTCTTGGGTTTGGGGAAAATGCTCCGCTCGGGAAAGGTTCTATGCAGCAGATGGTAGGGGCTGTTGATAAGATATCGCAAGCTTTGTTGAAAGCTGAAGGTAAAGCCCCAGTAACCTTTGATTTACAGGGAGAATCTGTAAGCACTGATGATTTTAAACCAGAAGATATCGAAGCTATTAAAGCTTTACAAAGTAGTGGTAACCTAGATCGACTTAAAAACGTAAGTAAGAAGAAAAGGCGATAATCGTGGGTATTCGTGATTTCAAGCATCAGCTTGAGGATGAGTATGCGGCTTCACAAAAAGCTTACGAAGAAGCTGAAGATACTCGCTATGACCCTTATGCTCTAACTGAACCAGTACAGCAGTTTGGTGAGGGCCCAATAAGAAGCGCTGATACTGAGTCTTCTTTTAAACGTGGGTTACGTTCTGGTTTAGAAGGTACTGCTGGAGCCTATCATGGAGTGAAGAGTGCCGCTCAAGCACTTGTTGGTGCTGATGATGCTGCTATCGAATCTGCAGAACGAGCGCAGAAGTATTTTGAAGCAGCTTCTTTTGTAGCTCCTGAGATCAATACTCTTGAAGATATTGAAAGTCTTGAAGATGCTGGATCTTTCGTTGCTGCCAAGATGGGCGAAGCCCTTCCTTCCCTCGCTACGATTATCGCCGGTGGTGGTGTTGGTGGAGTAGTTGCTAAGACTGCTGCGCACTCCATTAGTAAGAAACTCATCGCTACTACTGCAAAGAAGCAAGCGAAGCGTATGACCAAGGACATGGCGCTATCTGCTGCGCAACGTGGCGCTCTTCCTGTAGCTGGCCGTGAAGCCACTCGTCGTTTAGCTGGGACTGCCGCTCAAGAGATAAGTCGTAAAGGTATTCGTCGTACTGCTTTCAAAACAGCTATCGGCACTGGTATGGGGCTGGAAGCAGGTGGCATCATGCCTGCTCTTGTTACTGACCCTGCCACACGCGCTGGTTGGGAAGCTATCCAACGTGGTGAACGCATAACTGATGCTCGTAACGGTGTGAAGGGATATGCCGTTAAGTGGGTGGACGGAGATACTTTCGACTTTCAGCCAGAAGATGGTTCTGCGCCTTATAGAATCCGCGTTCCTCATATTAACACAGCTGATGTCGGACAGGAGGGGAAAGATGAAGCAGCGCAGTACTTACGGGAACTCACAGAAGGGGAAATCCTTGCGACATCCCCGTCAGGTAAAGTTGATCGATTCGGCAGGCAAATCGACGATACGTACTTATCCGATAGCGACGAATCAATCGGTGAGCTTGTTCTTAAATCTGGACGCGGAGTTGTACACCCCCGGTACGAAGGGCAAGAGCATCTGTATAAGCTCGAACGCGAGGGGCGTGGAGCAGAAGGCGCACTTCCAGGGTACACATCGCAATACGCAAAAACACCGCTAACTCGTGAGCAGATCGAGGCACGTGATAAACGTGGAACTATTCCTGAGCCTGCTGAAAGTATTTTTGGTGGGTCACTGTCTTTACGCCAACTAGCATTGGTCAGTCTAGGAGGTGGAGTTGTAGCTGGTGCATTGGAAGCACTGCCTGTTTTACGTGTATTCAATAAGTTTGGCGGTAAGACAGTAGAAGAACTGGCCCTCAAAGAGATTAAGAACGGCGTTGTTAAACGTATGGGCAAAGAAGCGTTGATCCAGTCTGTAACAGAAGGTTCGACTGAAGCGATGCAGGAAGTTATCAGCCGCACTGCTATGAAGGTGGCAGATCAGAATAAGGAGATTCTTGGTGAAGAAGGTGTGTCGGCAATTATGAATGCCTTCGCTGCTGGTGCTATCGCCGGTGGTCCATTCGGTGCATTGGGTGGTATCCCTGCTCCTGCTGGCGTAGATCCAAAACTTACCAAGATAATGGGCGATCTGGACAAAGAGATCGAACGTCAGGCAACTCTGTCTGAAGTTGATATCCAGGAGATGGCTGATGATTTTAGTCCTGAAGCAGCTGAGGCCATGGGGCTGGATATTAGTCAGGAAGTTGGAGAAGGGGTTGTACCTGGTTCTGATGAGGCTTTTGCCCACGGTATGTTTGCTGAAGAAGTGAACCGTATTTTCGAAGATTCCAAGCCAGAATTATCTGGGGAGGCAATACAGATTGCTCGTGGTAAACGCCCAGCTGTTGCTAGAGAGATGATGCAGAACGCAGTGCGTGGGATTCATAGACGTCTTGAGCAGTTTGGAGCTATTGGGCAAGGCGCAGAAGTACGCACACTGTTGGATAAGATCCGTGTTCAAGCTGAAGGCGCATTCGAAACTAAACTCCAACAAGATGAGTTTGTGGCTGACTATGCTCGTGGGTTTTTTGAGAAAGAATCTTCGAAGTTACAACGGGCGTTGGGTAGCATCCCTGATACTATGAACGCTGCTAATGTAGCTTTGAGTGATGCTAAGGCTCGTGAAGATGATATCAGTGCTGTGTTGGAAGGTTCCGGGTTTGATATTACAGCTCTAAGTGCTGAGCAAACTCAGGCGTTAATCCGTGGGCATAAAACTGCGCTGTATCGTAACAGTAAAACATTACAAGGTCGTATCGGTAGAATGAAACGATCTGAATCTCCAGATAAAGCAGAACTCAATAAACTCAGCGCTAATCTGAAATCTATGAACGCACGTCGGGATATGTCTGATAACGATATCCTGATTGAAGCTGCTAGCGCTTACCGTTCACGTAACGCAGGTCAATACAATTCACAAAGCGTAGTTGACCTGGAGAACTATATTAATAAGACGCTACCGAAACGCCAGCAACAGCTGGAGCGCAAGATTGCGAATAACACTCTGGATTGGAATAAATTATTTGATCCAAAAAACCCAGAGAAGTTTCTCGAACACTTCCTTACGTTGGAATTAGATCCTCGTGGGAAGTTGTTCGACTCCAGCCAGCGCGTGGCACTTTCTCCACGTGACCTGTCTACAAAGCTGTTTCAGGATAAAGTGGTGTCGCAGCCACTGCGCCAACCTCGTAAAGCTGCAGATTTAAGTAAGAGTCAAGAAGGCTGGCTCATGGATAATATCGAGAACCCTTACTACGATCCGCCCAAAGGCGTGCCTAAACTCAAAGAGCATGACATCGTTGGTGTGCGCGGCGATGGTAAGCCGGTAATTATCAATGCTATGAGTCTGTCGCAGATGATGTATCAGAAAGAGAAGGGACAGAAACTGCAGGACATCGAAGGTGTAGTGAATTCCCAAGAACGGTTACAGCAGGTAAGTGATCAGCTCATTGCTGGACTCAACTCTCTACGGATGCACCAGGATATACAGGTGGATCTTGATAGTATTCCTGACAATGTGAAGCAGCGCATCGTAGTCTATAAGAGTGGATCTGCGAAACTCACTCTGGCTGATGTCATGACTCCGAGTCAATCGGAAACAGCACCTGGAGTTTATCCTTTCTTCTCAGTATTGGATATCGAAACTGGTGAAGTAATTGAGCGTAGTCTCGATACAACCCAAGTACAGAGTTTGACTGACAACCCACGTTACCAGGTTTTCGATCCGTCAGAGATTGAACAGGAGCCTGGAGCGGAGACTGGTACGCCTGACGCTGTACCACTTGCCCCTATATATCGTGATGAGCGCGGGGATCCTGTACGTGAAATTAAGGAAGAGCGTTTTGAAAAGCGTAAGAATAAAGGTGAGCGTGTAGATGAAGACACAGCTGCGTCGAAGCGGATGAACTCTCGTCATGAGAAGGTAAAAGATCTGCGTGACAAGGTTGACTCTATGAGCAACCAAGCTGCATATGAAGCCTTTTTGAAATTAATGCCTGATGCGAAGCGGCGTATCATGCCACTGAAAAAGCACCAAATTAAAAAAGAGCTGGCACAAGAAGTTCGTAAGCTTCGTCAGGAGATAACTAAGTTAGAGCAGGCTGAAGGAGCTGGGCCGACCATGCGTGGAGCAGAAACAGCTGTGCGTGGGTTTGAGGGACAGAAACCTGTAGGAAAAAGAACACAAGCTAAGCAGAGAGATTCTGGGGCTAAGGTAGAACCTCTTGATGACGCGCTTAAACGTATCACTGAAGCTGGTACAAAAAAAGGCGTACGCAAGCCTCGTGAACCTCTAACGATCAGAGAATTGATTAAAGCTGAAGATACAACTACTCACCAGAAGATGCAGGAGTTTGCTGACCGCATTGTTGAGAAGATGGGGCTGGATGTAAATATCAAGATTCTTACTTTGGAAGAGGCGCTGAAAGTCGCTCCTCATAAGAAGGATCGCATCGAGCGTAACCTGGCTCATGGATTCCATGCAACGAAAGGGAAGACCTCTTACATATTTGTACATCCTCATCCTGACCTAACAGCTGTGGAGCGGTTTGAAATACTCTCGCATGAGATTGGACACGCTGTGTTCGGTCACTTCATGCGTAATGCTGACAACGCTACCAAGCAGGCGATGAACAAGGCTTACCAGACCTGGGTGAAGAAGCACGGACGTACTGACCTACATACAGCTGTGGAAGGTAAGAAACCTTTCTTCTACGCTATGAACCGTATGGAGCGTGGGCATAATATTGATATCCAGGAGATGTCTGAGGAGCAGCAGGAATACCTGGTTGGGTCGGAGACTGGTTACACTGAGTGGTTTGCCGATAACGTCGCTCGCTGGATGGAGATGAATAAGCGCCCACGTTCACTGGTTGATAAGTTCTTCAAGGAAGTAGCTGATGCGATCAAAGCAGCGTTCGCCCAGATGAAGAAAGAAGGGTATATGCCTAATCGTAAAGTGGCTGGATATCTGAACTCTCTGTGGGACAACAAATCCAACACCACCGTTGAGACTGTAGCCAAGATGAAGGAGGTAGCTGAAGAAACCAAGGCTCCTGATAAGGCGACTAAGGTTCTCGACAGAGTGGCTAAACGAGTCAGGGCACATGTTGGCAAAGATGTCGATCCACAAGAGGCGCTGATGGCAGCATCCATGTTGGACAACAACGACTTCCAGGGTAACCAACAGGCAGTTCGTGATGCTCTCTACACGCTACTCAATGCTGAAGAGCGGGGAATACTCAGTCGAGCATTTACTTCATTCCCTGTGATGCGCCAACTTGAACGCGAGCTGGCAGGTACTCCTGGAGCTGTGGACCGAATACGTAATAACCCGGATGAAGCCGTGGCCTACGGCTATGCTCTGTTACGCGAAGGGCGAATCAAACTTGGCCCACAGGCTAACGGTGTGTTTGCCAAGCTGCTGTTCCGTATACGGGAGATCCTGGGGATTGTAACCAAGTATGATCAGGCTGGAGATATACTTAAAGTGCTGCAGGATCAGCAGCTGCGTCTGCGTAAAGAAGCCAACCCAGCCATGACGCTACACCGGCCTAAACAACTCACACAGAATAAACTTCAGTACGCTACGGCTCAGGTGAGGAATGTTCTGGAGACCGTCGGCGACCCAGTACAGAAGATCTTGGGGCAGGGCTACGCTAACCTTGTAGGTATGGGTAACCCACACGTTCGATTAATTGTGCAGCAGTTCCAGCGTGTGTATGGCTACGGTGGCATCAAGGAAACCTGGCACGAAGGTGTACGGCGTATGTCTGGCAAGTTTGAAGAACATATTCAGGAAATCGTCAATCAGTACGGTTCTACTGATTATGCTGAGCAGATTATAGATGGCTTGCAACGAGGTCAGTTGTCGGAAGATCCGGAGATACGCAGAGCACAGCAGGCAATTCAGAAAGTGATGCGGTTAGTACGAGCATACGCCAAACGTAATGGTGTAGAGATAGGTTCGCGTGGACCAGACTACTTTCCACGTAATTACGACATCGATACTATCCAGCAGGATCCTGAAGGGTTCAAACAGCTGATTATTCAGTATGCGCCGGATGATTTCTATCGTATGCGAGTAACGTATGACCCAGCCACTGGTAAACGTACTCAGCAGGAGAATCCTGCTATGCAAGGAGTAGAGATCACTGATGAGATGAAGCAGCGTAAGGCTGACGCCATCTATGCCGCCATTGTACGTAATAATGGTGAGGGCGATCTGGATTTCATGAGTGAACGGATTATGCACCGGCCATATATGGGAGCACAGGAGCTGCGTACACTCAACTTCCTGGATGACCACCGTGATGAGTTAGCACCGTTCTTACAGAAAGACCTGGGTGCTACTTTATATCAGTATGTAAACCAGAGTGTAAAACGAGCTGAGTTCGTTAAGCGTTTTGGTAAAAATGGTGAGAAGATGGAGGAGATGTACCAGAAGGCTAGGAGCCACGGAGCCACTCCAGCGCAGATGGAACAGCTGCAGAAATTTACCGATGCTCAAATGGGTGTATTAGGGGCTGACATCGATCCTAAGCTCCAGAAAGCCATGGGAGCCATGATTGTATACCAGAACATGCGCCTGCTCAGCACGGCTCTGTTCTCCAGCCTCGTAGACCCTCTGGGCATCGCTGTACGCTCTGGCGACATGCGGATAGCGTGGCATGCGTATAAAGCCGGTTGGGAGGAAATTAAAGCTAAGGTCAAGGACGATAAGACTGCTACACGTGAGCTGGCTGAGACTCTGGGTACTATCGAGATGCACACTACCAACGAAGCGCTGCAGTGGCAGTATGGCGGTACGTATCTTACTGGTGGTCTGCAGAGAATGAATGAGTGGTTTTTCAACATAACCATGTTGACTCAGTTCACTCGGTTTACCAGGGTTATGGGTGTAGCCGGAGCCACAGAGTTTCTCAAGTCTCATAGTCAGAACCCGACTGAACACAGTGCGCGGTATCTGGATGAGCTGGGGCTGCGTGAAGGTGACTTGCAGTTTACTGATGATGGCAACGTAAAAGTAATGAGTTACCAGGAATACGCTGATCTGTTGGCTGAGCGTGATGTCCTGACTGAACGCAAGTTTCAGGGAGAGGACATAGGCGACGCTATTACCCAGCTGGACGCCAGGATCGAGCGTGAGGACCGTGTACAGTCAGCCATCAACCGTTGGGTAGACGGAGCCATTCTACGGCCTACAGCAGCAACCAGGCCCACCTGGGCGTCAGATCCTAAGTGGATGTTGGTATTCCACATGAAGGGCTTCATGTATTCCTTCTATGACACCATTATCCGTAGAGGTTATCACGAGGCTGCGCAACAGAATGACTGGCGACCTGCTATGATGATGGGGATGTATATACCTGGCATGATGATGGCTGAGGTGGCACGTGACGCCCTACAGCACATGCTCGGTGATGATCCTCATAAAGAAGGTTGGGAAGTAGAGGATCATGCCTGGTATGCCTTCGAGCGGTCTGGACTGCTCGGTGTAGGTGAGATAGCGGTGAATGCTGACCAGGATATGAAACATGGTAAGTTCCCAATGGAGAGCGTGCTAGGGCCCACGGCTGAGTGGTCAATACAAGGGCTGCGAGCACTGGCTGGCGGTAAAGAAGAAGCTACGAAGAGATGGTTGTCCCATAGTCTGCCATTCCAGAATACATTACGCCCATGGGCGGAGAGAATGGAAGAACTGTACGAGGAGTAATTATGAATATTAGCGAACGAGTTAAAGCGCGACTAGCAGAGAAGACTGATCGGAAGTTGATGCAGGAGCTGGTAGAGGAGTTAGACCGGCTTACTGGATTGGTAAAAGAGGATCCTGTTGTTCAGTATCCTTGGATAAAGATCGCGTTAAAGTATGTTGGGTTGAAAGAGATTCCAGGCCACAGACATAATCCACAAATTCTTCGCTGGTGGGTAGCCATACGTATGTCTGGTATCCGTGATGATGAAACGCCGTGGTGCGCAGCCGGGATGGGTGGAGTGTTAGAGGAAGCGGATATCATTAGTTCACGAAAAGCTAATGCTCGATCATATCTAAAATGGGGAGTTGAGCTGGAAGAACCAGCTGTTGGCTGCATCGTTATATTCTGGAGAGGTAGTAGGAACTCTTGGAAAGGTCACGTAGGAATGGTTGTAGGAAAGGATTCACAAGGTCGCTTATTGGTATGGGGCTGCAACCAGGCTAACGCTGTAAACATCAAAGCGTTTCCACGTTCACGAGTGCTGGGATATCGCTGGCCTAAGTCTTATCCTCTGCCCGTGCAAAAAGCGTTACCGTTAGGGCAGGCTCACTTAACTACTGGGGAAGCGTAATGCCAACGGTGTACTTGTTACATGGATTTAATGTGAGAGATGGAGGAGATGGTACTACTGACCGTCTTCGCCCGTATTTTGAGCGAGCTGGTTATACAGTAAAGGAGTTGGATTATGAGTGGAAGTTTCTGCTGGGCGTGCGTCTGTGTAACGCAGGTATCGCACGAATTATATCTCGCGTCGTGGAGCCAGGTTCTATTGGGGTAGGGCATAGTAACGGATGTGCAATTCTGAATCTCGCTGCTCATTACAACGCACCGTTTTCTCAGATGGTTTATATCAACGCTGCTCTAAACCGTAGAACAGAGCTGGCCCCACAGATCAATCACTGTCATGTATGGCATTCACCGTCTGATAGTACGGTTAAAATAGCTCGTTGGTTACCAAATCATCCTTGGGGAAAGATGGGGAGTTCTGGATATATAGGAGATGATGAACGGTATATCAACTATAACAAGGAAGATAATTATGAGTTTGTTTCCAACGGTCATAGTGATGTGTTTGAGTGGAGAAAGTTAGGTTTCTTTGGGCCTAAGATTGTAAAGGCGTTGGATATTAAATGAAGGAGAGAACAGATATGTTTGTGAAGGCTACAGTTATTGTGGCAGCAATGTCTGCTACAGCTACAGGTCTGTTTTTTGCTGAAGATCGATATAACCAAACGGAACTTAAAGAACAGATCATACAAGTTAGTAGTAACACTCATAACTATTTATTAGATCTTCGTATTGAACAGAAGCAGCAGATGCTTTTGCAGTATGAAGCTGTGAAGGCTGCACGGCCTTTAACTTCTCTGGAGAAGCATATAAAACGTGATGCTGGGAAAAGTCTGAAGCGGCTAAAAGATATTAAAGAGAAACAAAAGGTAAGATAAGGCATAATAGGTTTAACTAATTGTAAATCAAAGTAAGAGGATAATACGATGAGTGGAAAGAAATTGAAACGACCAGCTTTAGGTGGTGGGTTAGCTGAGAAAGCTGCTAGGTCTTTATCTGGACGTGGGCGTAGTATTGATGCAGCTATAGAAGCTGCTTCAGGTACTCCAAAGAAACCGAAAAAGAAAAGAGGGATTAGGCAAACAGGACAGTAAGTATAGATAGGTGACCAAGAATACAGGGAGGGGATGCTCGCCTACCCCTCTGCATCTATTTCAATATGCGGCGTTTATGCTTCATCTGCTATACGCCAGCATCTTCATAATTCACCCACTTAACATATAAATGGCCACATTTAGGACACTCTGTCGGACCTGGTTTGTCTTTGTAAGTATGTCCACATCGCAGGCATTTATATTTAGCGTTAGTCGCCAAAATCACTAAGCCATTCGCCACATGGACATACACGCCCAAACTTTTTGAACGTGTATTCGCTATGATCACACTTCCCGTTTTCAAATGCAGCAAGACGTATCCGTACAAAATCACTTTCTGGCTCTTCTTTTCTCCGTTCGCGTAACCTTTCAATATCGTCGGGTCTTGGTGTATCCATCACTGCTTACCTCTCGACCAGATTATTGATTGTATGTGACCGCACATCCCGGCAAATTCAGCTTCCATGTTAGATATAGATAGCACCAAAGCATCTGCCACTCGCTTGCTATCTTCGGGTTGAAGTAATGAGGAACTAGCCAGTGAAGCAGGCTCTTTTTCAGTAGAACGCTTAAACGCTTCCAGCGAATCTTTAACTTTCTTCGGGTTTTGTAAAATTACCATCTCTGCTTACCTCTCCTCCCATTTTGTTATCTTCATCTTCGAAATCTCGTTCTCTGCTGTAGAATTGGTTTCCATTTTGGTTTCCATTTATGACGGATCCTTGGGGTTCTAAACCATTTTTTCAAGCGTTCGCGAGAATAGATATCCATCTTTAGTTTGCGTCTACGTCCGATGTATCTACAAGCATGGCGGATATTACCAAAGGTAAGACAGGTAGCTTGCTGACAACCATAGTCAAATGATCCGTAGGTGAATTTAGCCATCAACTAGCTCATAGTTATCGAGAAAGAATTGCTTGGCTATATACCAACGGTCTTGTGGATTTTGGGGGTTGTGAGCGACCATTCCTCCTTCTTCTAGCGTATCTTCAGGTGATACGCTGATACCAGCCATATCTTCCCCTGGGATGTAAGGCCGCATTGGTTGTATGCTTTTTTTCCGATAGTTTTTAGTATCCATCTTTGCTCCTCTTTTGTTTTTGGTCTTTGGGTTTAGGTTTAGGAGGGAGCTTAGCAGCTCCACAATGAGAACATCTTCCTAAACAACCACAATTCATCTTTCCGCAACTGGTGCATTTATACATCATTTACCTCGTTCATTTCTCGTAATCTCTTGGAAAAGTATTTTCAGTTTCTGTATTTCTACTAATATATACTTTATCAAGTTCAACCTGAACTGTTGCGGCTAATACTTTAGCTTTAGTATGAAGTTCTTCGCTCCAATAAATTCCCATCCCTATTGTTGATAATAGCTCAGCTACTTCATCAGTATAGTCTGATTCATCTACACCTTTTATATCAACAATCGCTAACATTATTTTCTTCTCCTTTTAGATTTAGATTTAGGATGGAAATATTCTATTACTTCAAAGAGAGCAATGAACTGTTTAACAAGACCGATTAGTATTTTTATGTTCATTTAGAAACACCTTGCTCCCAATCCCCAAAAGTTTGAGTAGCGATTTGGTAGATATCTTCATCTTGAAGATCGTCCAGATCTATATGGCGTTGTTCTTTAGCCCACTCTAAAAGAGCTTCTGGATCCCAGTTATCCATTTCATTAACAATTTTAATTTTTAGCTCTTCGATATTCATTTACACCTCTACTCAGTAGTGCTGGATGAGTGAAATCTGTCTAGGTAACTTTTTCCCTCCTTAGAGCCCGTGACGTGGGTCAGACGGTCAGATCACTGGGTATGACTAATTACGGAGGACCATCAGCTCTGACAGCAGGCTTTTTACTCCCTCGGCCCAATAGACCTGCTCAAGACCGTCCGGGCTAATGACCCCCCGGCTAGGTTATAAATCATCTGGGGCATAAGAAAGCCCTACTAAAACTTCCCCAATGTTTTCTTTATTAATAAGAGTAGATCCTGTTCCTGATATATTATACTTTGGTTTAAATAAACCTATAAGGAAGCTTTCCTGTTCGTTTAAGTGTTTAGCTTCACAAGGATAAAACCGAACAGTATCAAAAGTTTTATCTGTATGGTTTTGAATTCGAGCAAATATGTTAATACTTTGCCCTATATAAACAAGATTTCCCTTACTAAACAAACAATATACTCCACAAAGAACAAAGCTTTCACTTGTTATAGATTTCATCTTTTTAGCGTTTGAAAAACACTTTAAAAAATAATCAGTGATTTGACGATTGAAAGTTTCTGCTATTTCATTTTTTAATAGTTTGTTCTCTATTTTAAGTTCTTCTATTTTAGTAAGAAGCTTAATGATAGCTTTTCTTTCAACTGAAAGGGGGGGCTCTGGGGTCACTCCTCTACCTCATAAGTATCATAAATTTCACAAGCATCATACCATGCCAGGTCACCTTCAAAATCAAGGCCCTCTATTCGATTTTGCAGTGCTTGACGTAGTGCCTCTACAGAAATATCTTCAATTTCTTCATGTTCAGTCTGTATACTGAAGGTAAGAGTGATAGCGTGGTTTAACATTACGCTACCTGCGCTAGTTCAACACCACATACACCATCCATCATTCCATGTAGGGCTTGGGTGGCACGTGGTAGAGTAGCAAGTCGCCCCTTCTGAGTTTCAGTAACAGCGTTGAATAGTCTCCAGGCTGTTTCGCCAGCTTCAACGAATTCAGGATGGCGTGGGGCGTCCCACTCGTTGACGACTTTCTCTACCTGAGTGGTAGTGATGATACGACTGCGCAGCATTTCCAGAATCAGATGGTCAGCCTGTACGTGTGACAGTTCACACTGCTTGTAGGCATTGATACGATGATCTTGTTGATGGCGCATAGTACCGAGCCTGCCTACAGCTGCATGTACCAGCCCTGGCAGATCACGATTAATAAAGCGGGTGTGTTTACGGCCAATCTTGATTTCTCCAGAGAAGGCCAGGTTGTCACAAACAAAGACGCCAGAGCCACAAACCAGCCCTGCGGAAAATGATTTGTTATGGGAGTTACGTAGGCCGATGACCATGGAATAGTCTTCTGGAGTGGCCTGATCCAAGCCATAAGGAGCGACCTGTACCATTCCGAAATACTGCATGCCCTTACGAGCTAGGGCATGAGCTTCAGTAACTATCCGGTAGCCACAAGCATTCAGCGTATGCATGGTCTCATCAACCAGAACATCGTGGGGGATAGGTGTCCAACCAGATTTCTGATCAGCTGGTGGGGTCTCCACCAGAGCGAGTTGTTCACGTTCTACGTGATTACCTCCAGCGTGAACCATCAAGTTTAATACTTGTGTCATGTTTCCTCCTTTATTCAACTGCGTCTGTTGAAATGGTTGTGACCTTTAGTTGTAGATGTTCGTACATATCTACTATAGCCTGTGCTTGGGCTTGCGTACCAAAGCGCCTTGCTTCGGTTTTTTCATCATCCCAAATACCATCCTCTGTATAGTACAGTTCGCCATACTCAGTAGTATGGATGATATAAGATAAGATGGGTAGATCAACTACTGGTGTTTCCCAGGCATCGTTCTTTCCATGAATGAGAGCTGTATTGAGTTCTGATATAACCTGATACTGACAACAACGCCCTTTAGAGTTGTTGTAATCAGTAGGAATACTGACTACATCACGAGGGTTGATTTTAAGAGCTACCAGCTTCGCACCGCTGTAGTTTTTCAAATAATGTAGACTGGCAAAATGTAATCCCGCTGCACAGGTTTTCTTCTGATCAGCGCAAACATTATGGCGTTCCATTTTCACAAGTGCACCAGGATGATTGCTAATCTTCTTACTGTATACATCCATGAAGTCAGCAGTTACCCGTTTGTAAGCCATGAAGTGCCCATCGGAAGTAATAGGTAGGGCGTTCTTCTCCAGGAAGGTGTACAACTCTGAACGTGCTTGATCTGATGGATTCTCCATCAAGTTATACATGAAGTTGATCATGGGCTTGATGTTAAACCCCTCTCGCTGCATTCGCAGAATTCGTTTAGTAAGAGAGTTTTCGATGATCTGTCCGTTGTATAACAGGGCTCCCTTTTGTACGGTGATCTGTTTCTGTCCATGAGTGTACTGTTCCAGCACTGTAGTCAGATCGATCATATGAGCTGCTTTTTCCCAGTCTTCGCTTTTAATAGCTTCACGAATTTTCTCCCACTCTTGGTGTTCAGAGGTAGTAGCCAACACTTTCCCTTTATGGAAAAGAGTAAGAGAATTATCAGTAAGAATGTAATATGTTTCGGTCATCTGTGACGCTCCGTTAATTCGAAATAGTGAGAGAGTACTTTAAAATCTGGAATAGTTTGCATATCAAACAACATACGATATTTAGTTTTTACTCGTTCCATCAGCTTGGTGACTTCTGCTTGTTTAGGTTTATAATCGTCCAACAATTCAGCAAAATTTGCCTCTACCCTCCGGTAGAACCCCAAATGTTTCTGTGAATCACCAAGAAGTTTCGTGTAGAGAGTTGTAAGAGGAGCTTTTGGATATTTTTTACAGAAAGCAGGCATCCAGGAGAGTTGCAATATCATGGCAAACTCATCATGCTTATAGTCCCACTCAACGAACGCTTTCAGCTTGGGAACATCTATTGTCTCTAACTTGACTCGTATTTCTGCTGTTATCACTTCAGCCATAGTGGGGATACCAATATACTTTTCAACATGCTTACAAGAACGTGGAATAGCAATGAGTCGTCTTTCTGGTGTATCCCCCAGAAAAGAACGTTTCATATTTATTAGAGTTCTGTAATCATAAAGCTCTTTTGATTTAGCACAGCTAAATATGAACTCATTATTACGGATGCCTATCCAGTAATCCATTTCCGCATGGAGATCAGTTTGTAAACAAAAGTCCTGTTCATTCCAATTACTCGGTGAACCATACTGGTCAGGAGAATCTTTATAACGAAGTCTGGCGTATTTTTTTGGTGGAGCTTTCTCTCTTTTAGTTTTTCTTATTTCTTGAAAAGGAGCTTCGAGTTCACTCAATCGGATTATTTTATCTGCACCAAATATATCCATTATAGGGTAGAGATCTAATATATCCTGCCCACGAAGTATGACCAGATTATCGATGCCGTGGAACACTGATTTGTTTTTGGCGAGCCATTTATTTGGATGATTAACATCAATCCATAAAAATGCCGGAGTTACGTAACCAGTATAATTAGGCTGAAAGGTGTATACAGTTTCCCAACCTTTTAGTTGTGGGCGTTTGTTCCTCCAGGTTTTTTGGGGAACAGTTACTACTCCTTTAGGAAGATCGATATTAAAATCTTGTTTTGAAAAAATCTTATGGGCAACGCCGAATTTAAGTGTAGCTTGTACTTGGCGGCACATCATCTCACCAATAGTTTCAGCTTCTTGAATCCATGTCCGTGTGTATTCAGTCAAAATTACTGTAGCTTTTGCGAAGAGTTCATCCAGTGCAGCCAGTGTGTTTTTATCATAAGATAGCCCTTCTCGTGAAGCATGAATATCAATTTTCCCAATTTCTCCAAAGAGATCGAAGCTGGAACAGTTAAGTAGAGCTTCGTATTTTTCTTTGAGTTCTTTAGATAAGACATCAGGATTGAGTTTATATCCAATGGGCCCAAGGATTACACGATGGTTTTTCTGACGGTAGTAATGATCACGGGATTGCCCGTCTTGGCGTATACCAAGACAGCTATGCTGGTATATGTATTCAACATCTTTGACCTTTCTCCCTCCATTATTAATTAATGGCTTAATGGGGAAATAACGTAAGGCTGGCTCCAATTGATTTTGGAAAGTTACAAAGTCATTGGGCTTGATAGAAATAACAATTTCGACTCCATTACAGGAGTCAGTCTTCTTTGAACTGATCAACGTAATCTGAGGAGTCCCAGTCTCTCCGATGAAGGCATTGTAAGTATTTTTCTGGCCCTCGTGGGTACTGATCACGGTAAACGAGTCAGTATAAGCGAATGGGGTTTTTGAACCCAGACCAAGACCACCAACGAGCTCATTAGTATGGGTCTTGTTGGAATCGAAATAAGTGGTGTACAGATTCATGATCTGATCGTGGCTGAGGCCAACGCCAAAATCGCGAACCCGTAAATCAGAACGCAGATCGGTGGGTAAATCTATTTCAAACGGGACGTCTGCTTTTCCCGCCATAGTATGAGAATCGTAAGCATTTTGACTTAGCTCTCTGACAATGGCCAGAGGCTTGTTCTCATACAGGTTGCTGGATAAAATTTGGAAAGCTTTGCTACTAGCTCTGATTGAGAAATCAGAAGTAGGATTAGGGAGATGAGTTTCAACGAGCCTTTCCGCTGTATTCAGTTTCATAAAGGTTCCTTCATTCGTCTTTTATTTTAAATTCATAAACTTCATGGGGCATGGGAGTGCAAATAAACCATTTACTCTTTCGTACTAAAGCTGAAGCCACATTAACGGCTTCGTCTTCACCAAGGGCGTGGATGGTCTCGGTTTCACTTTTTTCTGTAAACGACATGTTTTATATCCTTATCCCAACAAGCTCGACAAGCTCCACAAGCGCCGTTACTTATATTCATATCAGCTGGGCAATAAAAGATAAGCTGATCATTTAGAATGTAGTAGCTATACCATTCTTTTTTCTTACAACGCATAACTGACGCAGAGTATTTAAATTCTGTAGAAAGCATGTTGTCATCAATATAGGTATTAGTAACCCGAATAGTCAAGTTATCCGGGACAAAGCACTCTTCAGTTACTTCTTTTACCAGTTTTCGTTCTTGGGTAGGTAACCAGAATTTAATGTCAGGTATCAATCTGGCAATCTGGATGATCTGTTCCAAGTGTTTGGCATTTTGAAGATCACCTGAGTCGAACCAGCGGAAGAACATATTACCTTCAATACTGATTAGCGCCACCATGGCGTTGACCCATTCAGGACGTTCTAGGCCAGCCAGACGTTCTGCCTGACGCCTACGAGAGTGCGGCCAAGCGATGGGTCCACGTTTGGCGTAGCACTGTGAGCAAACAGTACCGGGGATCTTAGCCAGTTCCTGGCCGGTCTTACAGTGTTCGTTGGATATGCCCCAGGATTTGCACGGCATCTTACTGGTATTTACCAGTTGGCCTGCTACTTTTTCAGCAGCCATTAGTGATGTAATACGAATCCTGTTATCCATGCAGCGACCTCTTTTTTTGTTTTTAGTTCTTGGAATGCTTCCTCTCTACATATCAATGTGTTCCAACCTTTATTGATAAGAATCAATCCTCCTTCCCGTGATCCGATAATCACAGCAGCGTTGCCACCATTATCGTAGCGACGATCCAGCCACAGCTGTTGTAATGGAGTTAGATGGGGCTTAGTTGTTGGCTTCAGAAGATCCAGTACACGTGGAAATTTCGTCACATACTTGTACTCAATCCACAAATCAGATTTGGGGCCATCGTAATAATTATCCGGTGTACCCCCACGGTAGGGATTGGCCATACCCTCCCGGTGTACATCCGTTGGTAAGAATGGATGAATACCGGCTTTATATGTAGTTTCCGGCTTAGCCACGATGGATTCGCCTGTAATACTCCTGGGCTTTCAGTACCTGAAACTTGGCATCATCCAGAGCATTGTGTTCGGTGCCTCTGGCAATCTTGAGTCTAGGATTACCAGCAATAAAGGCGAGAGTGCGCAGGTCCATATCATTCCAGAACTTGAATGGGAATGGGGTTTCGAAATCTCCATATAGAGATTTGAGTAAGACGTTATCAAAGGAAGAGCCATTTCCCCACAAACACTTGGTGTCTAAACAAAAGCTGTTGAAATGGCGTAACGCTTTGACAACATCAACTGTCTTTTCTTTGAATACTCCTTGGGCGATTTTGTTCTGCTCCATCCACCATTTGATAGTGTCGATGCTCATGGTACGTCCCAGCTCAATCTGAGAAGGTAGCTCCAGCGTACGGTAGTAACTACGCCCTGTTGCTTCCAGGGTATCGTAACTATCTTCATCTTCAAGATTGAATTTAACTGCTCCGAGACTGAGGATGACAGCTGTTGGTTGGATATCGAGGGTTTCAAGATCCCCCATTACGTGATTATACATAGTGCAGATCTCCATGGTAGGTGTTGTTATTAGGAAGGGTACAGACTGACCTATACTCTTTCTAATGCCCACTATTTTATGCGTCCCGGTGGGCGCGGAACTTCGTGGTTTTTTACGCAGCCCTTGTTTTGGTACGTAGGTTCTCCAGACGCTTGTTTTTGCCAGCGATCTGTTTTTCTGTCCTGGCTACTTCGCGTTCACATGCCTTGAATGCCTTTGTCTCTGCACTGAGAACTTTCTTCTGTGCAGCACGAGCAGTCTTGAACTCACGTAGTTGGCCTCGAAGATCCTTTAACTCTTCACGAAGAGTTTTCTTTGGATCAGGCTTGTCAGCATTGATGTCAGTTACCGAGCTTGATTTTCTTGTCATTTCATAAACCTCTTAGTTAGTTTTTCTCTGAATTGTTGTTCCCGCATGTGTACCAAACGACGAATGAGTCGTTTGAGCACTGCTTCACGCCGCATGGCACGGGATTCCAGTGTAAGCGCTGCCATCAGTTCCTGTACTGATAGAGTGTTTACTACGCTCTGGAGATCTTTGTAAGATCCCAGAGCGTAGCGTACCTGGTCTTCCCGGATCATACCTTACCGGCGCTTAGCAGTAGTCTTCTTACGAGCTACTACTTTCTTCTTCGCACGTCTGGGGGCTTTCTTGGTAGATTGCTCTCCGTACGAGGAATAGTCTGGTTCAGCTTCCAACATGGCTTGTGCATCCACTCTACGAGCGAAGTCACTACCCAGGTTAGTGTTTGGCTCAGGATTGCCAAAAGCTACGGTGAAGCCAGCACCAGATGGTACGATGCTGATTTCAGTTACAACACCGATGGGGGGTTTGTTAAACCGTTTGCTGATACCGGCGACATACTGATCGAAGTTCTTCAGGCCGGTAGGTGAAACACGCAGTACCATAATCTCTGCGTCATCTTCAGCGTCAGGTGGTAACAGAGCCAACAGCCTGGAGTTCTTACACGCCTTGCCGTTGCCATCAGAACCAAACTCGTTCATGGCACACTCAGAGCACTTATCAGCTTGTGGTTCCGGACTGTTGTTGCTGGGCACCATGGCGTTAACAACACGGCTGATACCAAAACAGATAGGCGGCTGGATGTTGTTAGGGTTGTATTTACCTTCATACAGATGATTCTGACTGATGTAGTCCAGAATGACTGCCTTCATCGGAGCTGGAGCTTGACCCAGACCTGGGATTTCGAAATACTCTCCGGTGGCCTGATCAACCTTGATTATGTTACCACCGATATTACCGATAGTTTCATTAACCTGTGCCGCCTCTTCAGCGAGTTGCTGCTCGATGTTGGCAATGCTGGTGTTAGTCTTGCGTTTTGCTACTGCTTTCTTACGTGCTGCCATGTGGTAATCTCCTTACTAGATCTAGTTGGTAGTTAAATTACAAATCACGAAGCCCTATAGTTCGTTTTGTGAATGGATCAGTTCCTGGAGGAGCCTTATGCCCACGAGCATGTTCTACATACTCTCGAACCGCAGGATTAGATACTCGACGTTCCAGCATGAACAACCGGTTGGTTTTACGTAACCAGGCGTGGAAACGATCCCAGTCGCTGACGTTATAAACAATCGCTTCATTGATCGTAGCAGTGACCTTCTTGGATCCGCCCTTAGTTGTATCTTGAGCATCCAGAGCTGCAATTAGCCGCTCTTCCAGGTCTGCATATTCTTTTTTGAGTGCTTTATCTTCTTTGGCTATCTCACGTCGAGCAGATCGTACGCGGGACATCTCATCAGAAAGTGCACCGATTGTTTTTTCAGCCATAGTATTACCTCGTGATGTATTGCATATTAGTTAATGATATAGAGTATGTCAAGTTAGAATTTATAACGTTTATTAATCTCAGCACGAGCCTGTTTTCTAAGAAAACGAGACTCTAAACTGGTCGTCAATATGCCGAATGAAAAGATCTTTACCAGGGCGTCAACCAAACGGATCCACCCTAGAATCCAGGCACGTAAGTAACCTTGTTTGATATACATAAACTCCTCATGATTTACTATAGAATTGCTCGTACTGGCCTTCAGCATTGAGCGGTATATCTGAACACCAGTCAGGTGCGATTCGCATAGCTTCCAGACCATATTCGAAAGCTCGCTTCGCCTGTCTGGTAGGAGCTAGGTAAACAACTTCATCGTGAGACATCATCACTACTCGATATTTCTCAGCGATCCTGAGCATCTGTTCAGCTACGACGCTCCTCGCCAGGGACTGTACGAAGTTTTCTGTAAACAGCCCACCATAGATGTGAGACCGGAACTGCCCGTTAAAGTAGCTGAAGTTGTTATATCCGCCACTGTAAGGATTCTCCCGGCCTTCCAGCTCGGGATACCATAGTGTGAGTCCGTTGGGCATATCTACGCCTGCTGAGTGGAATACAGCCAGCCCATCACGCCATTCATACTCATGTCCCAGGAGCATGCCGCTTAGTCGTTGATCCATGAATTTCCAGAAGCTGACAATCTTATTGTTAGCTTGCCGGTAAGCAGTAACAGCCTGGTTTGATTCCTGCATGGAGATTAGAACTGATGGCCCCATTAACCCAGCTTCTAATGTATACTGGAATTTAGGGGCTCCCATGTTATAACCAAGGCCCAGAACAGCGACTTTACCTACGAAGCGCTCTTTGGGGTGCTTCTTCTTATGGACTTCATAGCCATAGATCTTATCCCCCATGTGACAATATGGGTCGCGTCCCTCTCCACGGTCACTTTTACGGAAGATATCGAGTAAATCCTGTTGTTCTGCGACCCAGGCTGTCATACGGGCTTCGATTTGAGAAGAATCAACGATTATCATCTTCTGCCCTTTTGGGGCTCGTAGCGCTTTCCTCAGCCTGCCGGAGCGAGGATTCTTCAGATCTCCAATTCGAGGGAAGTTCTGAGGGTTCAGTTTGTCTCCACCTGACCAACGAAAAGTATGGGCTCGGCAGTAGTTCAACATGATTGGTAAGGCAGGGTCAGCGTGGCTCAAAAGTCGTCTTGCCCTGGTTTCAGCGATATTGGACTTTACGTTCTGTCGGGCTTCGCATATCTCACGCACAACCTGGTCTGGATGAGCCAGCCAAGCTTGGAATTCCAGATCAGCTTTGGCAAAGGCAGGCTTCACATTACCCTTCTTTGTGGTTTTCATTGGCGGTTCATAACCAAGGTCACGGAAGGCAGTTGCCAGTTTATCGTCAGAACGCAGAATGATACGAGTTTCTTTTATATCTGCAGCGCCCAGATCCACTTTCACTCGGCGCATTAGTCTACCGTTTTTACTTAATACACTGCGCAATTCGGCTTGAACCATAGGTTTATCTACCTGGATTAACGGTTCTGTAAATGCTCTGATGGTCAGATCAATTAGATGCAGCTCATCTTCCGGGTATTCAGGTAACATTTCCTGAAAGATTTCCCAAGTAAGATCCACGTCCTGATTACAGTATGCTCCAAGTTCAGCCAAGAGATTAGGAGGAAGATCCAAAATACCTTTGGTTTTGGATAATACATCTGGCAGCTTGTTACCTTTATCAAAATACGCAGCTACTGAATCCAGGTCGTTGCCAATACTATGATCGAGTGCTGCTCTGGCCATACTCAAAGTATCGAAGTAATACATAGGAGTGACCCCATAGTGATGAGTCAGGATCAATCCATCAAAGGCTGTATTATGGCAGAGCAGTGCAGTCTTAGACCAGTCAATCGAATTTAATTTCTTCTCGATCCGGGCCTTCGTATACCACTTCGACCGCTTCTCCCTCGATGACCGTATCCCTACGCCATGGGGCTTGAAACGTTTGTCTTTTATGTACTCGCTGGTTGAAATCTCCTGCTTGCGCAGGCTGTACTCTTTGTCGAAATATGTTTCCCAGTCGAGAGTTATGATGCGTTTTGGTATTGGTACCATATCTTCGCCTTTTAGTTTTATCAATCTCTTGGCGTACGTTACCGTAGAGAATAACTGCTCTTATAGCAACTGTAAGTAATATGGAGGTTGTGTATAAAATTCTCACCCATGGCATGGGCCTCCCTCCTTTTTATAGTTTGTTATTATCTTTGTATACTGCTGTTGAACTTTTATGCCATTGTAAGCAGTATTGGCATCTATACCCACAACGTCCATAATGAGTGTTGTTATGTACAGTTACAAAACTAATTCTCCAACTATGGAACCCTAAAAAACATTTCCATTTTTGTATCCATTTCATTGTTTACCTCTGTAGCGTTTATGATCCGGTCCTGGAGATACAGTATATTGTCGGGATGGATGTTCTTCTTTTAGTTCATCCCGATGGTCTCTAGCATCTTGTTTACTTTGAAAGAAAGTCCCTTTTACCGGCTCTCCATTACAACGTATCATGAATAACTTGTGTGGCCTGTTATAAAGACTCATGGATTCTCCCGTTCTTTTTGTTTTTGTTCTTCTTGTAAATTCATTTCAGCACATGTGAACAACATATTATATCCATCTGTGTATAAAATAAGAGTTGGAGGCTCAATCGCACATACTCCTACACCACAGTTATGTATACACTGATTAAAATCACAGTGAATACTCATGGATTCTTCCGTATCTGCGCACGTGGATTCAGATTCATACTTACCTCTTCAATATATTGAGTAGATTATTCATCCGTTTCATCTTGTCGTTCATGACTCCATACACATGGTGCTCGATGGTGTCACGAGCTGTGATCATGATGTTTTCAGTTCGCTTGGTTTGACCAGCGCGATAGATTCTGCCCAGCCCCTGGCGCATCACGTCTGGTTCGTATGTTGGTGATGCCCAGATGGTTGTGGTTGCTCGTGTGAGAGTAAGCCCATGGGCAGCACTTTTCGGATGCAGGAACAATACTTGGTAAAATCCTGCCTGAAACGCACGAACGATTTCTGTTCTTCGTTTGTCAGAAACAACCTTACCATCGATAACTTCATAAGTAACTCCCAGCTTCTTAGCCAGTTTAACCAGCTCCGCTTTTTGGTGAGCCCAGTTGAAGAACACTAAACTGTGTTGGCGTTCTTGAACCAGTTCCATTATTAATTCATATCGTTCGTTGGCAATCTCAGCGTAGCCATCATCAGAATAGACAGCCCCGGACGCCAGCTGTAATAGCTTGCCTGATAATACAGCAGCGTTGATTGCAACAACTGATTCTTTTTCCAGTTGCAAGATAGAGAAAGCTTCCAGTTCTGCATATTTTTTACGATGGGCTTTACTCAATTGGAAATATTTGGGATAAGAATGATTCTTAGGAATGTCTGTACAATTCTCAAAGATGTGTCGGATAGTTATATCCTTCACAATTCCACCTACAGTTTCTTCGATACCCTTTTTATCTACCCATTTTATCATCTCTCTACTAGGACCAACTTGTTCTGCTTCACAGGATGCTTGTCGGAATTGGTAGAAAGAACGTCCGAGTCGTGCCCCACGGTCTAATAGAAAGTATTGGTGCCATAGATCAGTTACAGTGCGTGAGTTAGGTGTACCAGTAAGGCAACGCCGATAAGAGAAGCGCTCGATTATATTGTTGGCTGCTTTAGAGCGTTGGCTGGAGTGGTGTTTGAACGCTGTAGATTCATCTATCACGATCTCATCAAAAGCTTTAAAGAATTTAGGTTTATGTTTAGCCAACCACTTAACTGCATCCGTATTAGTGATATAAATATCAGCGGGATTTTCAAAAGCAGAAGCGCGGTTAACTGCGTTGGCTATTGAATATGTAAATTCGCTTGGGAGGAATTCATCAATATCATCTCCCCAGGCAACCTGGAGAATAGACTTAGGAGCTACTACTAATAACTTTCCCCCACCCGCTCGTCTTCTTCTTGCCCACGCTTCGAGATGGCTTCTTGTTTTTCCGGTTCCCGGATCGCTTGCGTCCATTGTCCATGCTTGCGTCAGTAGAAACTTTACGGTTTCTTTTTGGTGGGTGTACAGAGGGGGTACCCCTCGGTGGCTTTTTGTTTTTGTTTTTAATTTCGGAGACGTAGCCGCCTGTTTTCTTGTCAACTTCTTTACGGTAGGCATCGGTATTGCTCTTGCCTTTGGCGTATGGGACTGTTGAGCACGATCCTTTGTGCGCTTTGTATTCTTTTTTACCGCTTTTAACCAACCAGTGCCCACCGCTTTCTCCTATAATCTTTGCTTCAAATGGGGTCTCGGGACCATCTGGAAATTTCGAAAAACATTGTACGTATTTACCGATCATAGTATGGAATCATACATTTTAAGTTCATCTTCAATTTTTTTCGCAAGTTCTCTAGCTGCTACATCAAATTCTTTACTCCAGAACATACCCTTCCCTATTGTTACGATTACGTTCTGATAGTCAAGACTGAAATCTTCTCGTGCTGTAGTGGCTATTGCCAACAGTTCAGTTAGTTTAGAAGATTGATCACTCATGAGGGTTGTCTCCGATCACGGTATTGGTTCTTACCACACTTAGAGCACTTTCTAATCATAACGCTTTGATTAGAAAGTGCTTCGCAATTAGGCCAATCAGGCCAATCATGTAAACCAAGCCTGCAGCAAGTAACTTTTTTCTGGAAAAGTTTAACAAGGATAACAAGGGCTCCTCCTCCATATAGAAATATGGCAATCCCAAAAAATACTACAAGTATAGTGCTAAGAACCAGATCCAGATCCATTTTAGTTTCCTTTGGCTAGAGCTTCTGCTTTGAGAGCAGCATATGCTACACCGTCTTCTGCACTATCAGCATGATATCCTGTTTTTTGGCATTGGCGTACATCTTTAAGAATCTGCATAAGAAGCCAGCCATCAGCTTCAGTAAGACCATTACCAGTTATGATGTTGAACGCAATTATAGTCTTTTCCATACTGCGTTCGCCTTCAGGGGAATCATACTGCTTTCCCCGTTCCTTCATTATATCAGCTGCGCCAAGGAGGAAAGCTTCTGCTGTTTTTGTTGATGGTGTTTCATCTGTTTTACTCGTCTTGCACATTCTTGAGCTCCTTGGTGCGGTGTATAACAACTGGTGCTGCCAGTATGACGAGCATAGCTTTTTTCAGCACGACGGATAGCGTTATGCTGAAAGTCACGTACTACGGCTTGGTAGTGCATACCACTGGAGAAAAGTTTAGGATCTCCAACAGCCATTGCAACCTGTGCCAGCAGTACATTATGAATAGCTTTACGATGGTGGATATTACCTCTGAAATTACGATCCATTAGTTTGCTCCTGGTAAAGAATCCATTATTTCAGCAACTTTTTGCTTCCGCATGGCTTTAAGCTCTTTACGGACTCGTTTATTTTCCTGAAGAATTGCTGCTTCCAGTGCACGTGCTTCACGGTTTTTATAATCACGTATAGCACGCCCTACAGCAATTGCTCTACCTTGCTGAAAGCTCGGCTTGTCTTTCGGACCACAGACAGATTGACCGACACCAATCGGAGTATCTGGCATGTGTTCTACTTTAGCTTCGACGAAGATCATAGCAATAGTAGTGAGGGGGTTTGGAATCTGGAATACTTCCAAACGATACATCGGTGGAAGATTAGACTCCATACATTTAGTTTTCGGCATTGTTTCAGCTCCTAAACGAGGTCGTGGGGGGAAGGATTAGGTTTAGATTCAGTTGAATTTTCAAATTCGGTAGCTTTTTTAGCATCTCTTAAAGCTTTCTTTGTTTGTTGGTGTAAATCTATCAGATCGTTTTCAAGTTGTGCAGCAGTTCTCATAACTTTTGTTAATTCCATCTCAGCTTCATTATGCTGAGCAGTTTTTGTTTGGATAGTTTCTTCTAGGGCTTTAGCAAATCCCCAGAGAACTGCAGAGCGTAACCTTGTTGAACGTGTCCATCTCTCTCCATCCCAAGCAAACACCATGTTACGTAGTCCGATCTTATACCAAGTGGTATCAAGGAAAACTAGAGCACTTTTTGGTTTTTCTGCATGTTTTCTCACAGAGTTCTCCGTATTAGTTATTAGAGTGCTAAATTCAGTGAGTTGAGACTACACTCACAACGCTGCTGCTTTTGTCAGATTACCTTCACGGTGCTACCCGCTCAGTTGCCAACTTATCCACTGGAAACTCGCTCCAGTACAACAACACAACTGCCTTTTTGAGTATGTGGCGGTTCATACGTACTACTAGGCTACTCAATACTTTGCCTACCCACCTCTGCAGCTAACAGCGATAGTGCGGCTCTATATTAATGACTCTCCGCTTGCGACATTGAGTCATCTAAATTCATCCCGTGGGACGTTTAGAATTAAGCTGTTTTTACCTAGTACCAGAAGGCGTCTTTGCATTTTTCAAGACGTTGCAAGAATTGAACTTGCGACAGTCGGCTCCATATGCCGAAGCTCTACCAACTGAGCTAAACGTAAACCTACCACGATGTGCGCCTTCTGGTGGTTTTCTAGCCTTGCGGTCAGAAAATGCCACACACCGAATGTCTTTAACCTATCGGCTACTCAACGATATTCCACGGGAATAGACTTTTCAGCCCCTCCGCGTCATACTGGAACCATGCTCTCGCCTATCGACTCGAACTTAGGAATCCTACCCTTAATCGTCAAAGGTTTACTTTCTTGCACAGATACCTCACGGCATCAGGCTTTTGGTTATTACGCCCGACAGTGCCTTAATCGCTCACAATCTAGCTCCAGTCAGGAACTGAAGCGAGGGGCATGCCCCTCCGACTCGGCTTGCTTGAAATGACCCTTACGGGCGGAGTTGCGTAGGCTTCACTCCTTTTTACAGGTTACCCTGTATTATCGCCCTCAAGCGGGGAAATTAGCGCCCAGTTTATCCGGCAAACACCCACTGGGCTAGGTGCCTTAAATCCCTACCTTCTAAAGAAAGTAGGCCCTGCCTTCTTGTTCAATTGAGTGGTGAAAGTTCCGGTTTTTCCCTATAAAGGTAAATTTCCACCACCGGAAGGAAGAGTGTATACACTCTTAACTTTCATAATACAATTTAATTAATCCAGTCCTGGTTCTCTCTTTTAGATTTGCTTGGTCTAGGACAACCAGGAAGCTTTAGACCAAGGGACAGGTATTTATTTCCGTCTCTTACGACGCCGTTTCGGTTTTTGGTTAATAGATGTTGGCGTTTCAATAACATCATTTGCAGCTTGTCCAGTTGAAGCTTGTTTACCCGGTGGCGTCAGAGCTTGACCTTTTACAAAGTACTGACCTGGATAACGTACATCAGTGAAGGTTTGCTGTTCGCCACAGTTTGTACATTTATGGAGGTGGCCTGGGCTTCGAGAAGGAGCGATAATCTGGTCTTCTTGAGCTACCATGGTTCCTTCACCACAGGCATCACAAACATATTCTACAGCTACTTGATGTAGTAGGTGTCTTACTTCAGCCATTATCTTTTCCTCGTTTTTGTTGTTCTGCTTGTAGTAAAAATTTAGTAAGTTCCTCAGAACCCCTACCTGATGCTAATTCTGTTTGCCACCATTCTGATGTACATAGATTATAGATAGCGAATATTTCGTACTCACTTATAGTGCAAGCAGGAGTAACAGGCCATGGTGAATTAGGACTTTCTCCTTGTATATTCCTTTCTCCGAAAGATATAGCCCAAGCAATAATAGGAGAGAATATTAATTTATTATCACCATCAATTTGAGCAATAACTAAATCAGGTTGTGTATTGCTGACTATGTAACGATCCATAGTTACTCATCCTCAGTAGAAAAAGTTTCAAAGCGAAACTCATAATTAAGACATACAACGTCCCCCCAACGAAGTTTTGTACCGCTTAACTTTTTCGAAAAGCATTTATTTGCTCGGTATAGAAAAATTAAACGTACAAGAAATTTCATTATTAAACTCCGTGGGGACAATCTCCCGTTTTATTAAGCCATTTATTACTCGTTTCTTCTGGTCCGTAAGGACAGAAACGACAGCTATATGCACTGGGTCTAGGTTTAAATTCAGTGTCTTCTGTCATTTCGATGGCACGTTCATTGAACCCTCGCAGGAATCGCATGCCTTGTTTACGGGTATAGACCATACTTACTAGTTCATCTTGATCTAAGTACCACAACTCTGTAGTTACTTTCTCCAGTGATGGGTACCGCATAAAACATGCCAATTGGTATAGTTGTGTCTGTTTGGCATGCTTCACTTCATTTCCGAAGCGCTTACCAGATTTATAATCAATGGCGATGGCTTCAGCATCATTTACAAAAGCGATGCTGTCTAAAATAACTCGAAGCCAAATGTTTTCATAATCGTTGTAGGCTACAGGTTGCCAAGCATCGTTAAATGCCCAGCCACGTTCACAAACTACGCTCTTTGGGTTCGCTTTATATAAATCGCGTAGACATCGAAAGTCGTACGCAAAATCCATCAATTCTGGAATTATCTTGTCAGTCTTACCGATGACGTATGCTTCAGCCTGATCATGGATACGAGATCCACGGTCATTGGCATGCTCTTTACCCCGAGGGGGAGCAGGTCTTGGTAATTCCGGTACTTTGTCTATATACGCTAGTTTGGCGCGGTGATGACACGACGAATATGTGTCTATTCTACTCGCGCTCCAGGCTTTAATCTGGCTCACTTCTGATACTCCCTGATCAGCACTATCTTGAGCCGTGATCATATCCTGGAATTCGTCCATAGGTCAAGTTCCTTATTTTTTATGGATTATATTTATTATTTCTGTCCAGTCATGATGCATTTGGGGGCAGTGTTTAGTCGCTAAAACAAGGAATCTGTCTCTTTCTACCTGAAGAGGGAAGGGTTTAGCGTATCGGTGAAGACTATACTCACATTCCCAAGGGTATTTTTCAGAATTAGTTTTTCTTAAGAGTCTATCTACTCTCCAGTACTTACTATTATCACTAGTTAATATCCATTCTCCTTGTTTAGGCATCCATTCTGGTGGTGCTAATAAACACGATTCTAATGTTGTTTCTGGAACATGTATTAGTAGTCCTTCTGGATCTGAGATGATGTCTTTATCGTTTCTTCGATTCCCAGTGTATGGGTTATATAGCATTGGGGGTGTCATCTTCTCCTCCTTTAATAATCATAGGGACCGAATTCGATGTGACTACATCGCATGCAGGCAATTCTGTATGTGTCTCTATCGGTATCATACCCGTAGTGGTACTTACGGTGAGCGAGGCGACACCAGACTCGTTGCAGCCACGTTAGAAAGATTTCAGTTCTGCTGGGAAATCTCATCGTTTGCTTTCTCTTGTTCTGCTTCTTTGTCTTTGGCACGTTGTAAGATCTCCTCGAAGTCATAGTCACGATCCAGAACCCAGGCCAGAGCCATCGACTCAGCTTGCTGACCTTCGTCCAGGTAACTGCCGTCATCATCGTCATGAAGGATCTCCAGTTCCAGTTCAGCTAGTCGATCTTTAATTTCGTCAGGTGATCTCATTCTTTACTCCGTAAAAATCTCTTTGAGTTTTCTTTACGTATCATTTCAGCTAAAGAAGGCATATCAGTAATGCTTATAACAAGTGCCATCTCTGGTGACATTCCTAAATTAGATTGTCGATTACCTAGTTTGTAAAGGTGTCCAGTTTCTAAATCTACAGCTAAATTTGCATGTTCCATAGCATCTAAGAGTTTACGCATTATGCTGCCTCCTCTTCAGATATGGGTACACTAAACAAGATGTACTGTACTTGTTCGGGAGTGAGGACAGCTCCGCATTCGTTTGTATCTTCACCAACAGTACGAGCACGAGTAATGATAGTATCGTCTATTATTCCGAGTTGCCCCAGGCGCAGGCTGTCAGGACAACCGCACATGTACACGTCGCCTTGAGGGTTGATGAGCATGTCTTGACAGGTGCATGCATCTATTGCGCCTACTCCGTTCTCAAAGGCAGCACCTTTATTAATAATACCCCAACCTTTTGTTACGTCCCGCAGTTCCAGATCATAATCTATGAACTTTTTTATTACAGCTGGGTCGATGGGGTCATGGTAACGATCTGTAGAGAGGGCGATGTCAAAATAGTCGTTCCCCCGCGCCAGCTTCGCCAGCGCTATAGCAATTTCTTTACGCTTGCCATTCGTAGCCATCCATAAGAATTCAGCAGTACTGCCTAATGCTAATCCGAAGAATTCCCAAAAACGAGGGTGGATGGTAGGTTCTCCACCACCAAGGGTGATGCTAGAGCCGTAGTTTTCACAGAATTCCAGCGCTTGTTTATAAGTGCGCTTATTCATGTGCTCACCGCTCGTTGGATTGCAGGAAAAGGAGCAATGATCACAACTCATATTACAACGGGTTGTGATTTGAATGTACATTAGACATTGCTCCCTGTCAGTTCCTGTTCTAATCTCTCAATTTCATCTAACGCATCTTGGTATGCCAGAGCTAATCCATAAACTTTGGCTACTGATGGTACATGCTTTAGTATGGCAGGATTCATGTGATTAAATTCTGCCTGCCAGTTATATTCATTAGGGTGAATTGTTCCATGTTTTGGCTGTAACTTCATCCTTCTTCCTTTTCTCTAATAGTTGTTCTAAATTTGTGACGACATTTTGTAATGTGTCCCATACACCTGCAGAACAACTAGCGTCATCTATCTTTCCAAGAGCGATGATGGCATCTCTGATTACAGATATTTGTGAATCGCCGTAGGCACATGGCGCGCATTGTATAGCTCGTTTATCTCCAATGAACTGTTTTCCACAATCTGCGCATATATTCATATATAGTCCTGGAGCCCATGCTTTTTTTTGTGGGCGTAAGTCTACTGGTTCGTGGAAAACGTCAGTTTTGTCCATTATTCCGCCTTTTGGGTTATGTGCTGTAGTACGCATCAGGGTTAGTTTGTAACTCGATGTTACCTGCATAGACTTTGCGCCCATTTTTATCGTGCACTACGACTTCAGCATGTCCGATATATTCATGCAGTTGTACTAGCTCAAATAATGGGCTTTGCGCATAATCAGCTGGTGAAGCAGATGATTGACACTCTGGGCATTCGTGGTCTCTACGCTCATGGGATGGATACCATAATTCCTGGCACTTAGGACATTTCACTTTATCCATCTCTCTGCTTGCTTCTCGGGTTATAGTGATGGTGTACAATCTACGCATTTACACTCTTTTGTGTTTCTGGCTAGGTTCTCAGCCTCTTCCAGCATGTCATGACTTTCTAATATCTGAATTGCCATTTGTGTGGCACTACAACCAGCCGGTGACGCGAGTGATTTCAAAGGCTGTAGAAATGTACTGTCCTGAGATTCGCAGTATGAGCAATTCTCTTCATTATGTTTTTGGCATTTCATCTCTGCTTGTTTCTCGGGTTATGCGCTTTCTATGAACTCACCTAGAAGCCTGTAAAGAATGCCGGCAGATATGTCCCTGGACAGATTGTAATCTTCTGGATACACCGCAACACTAGACCCATCTTCATGGGTAAGCACGCGAGATACTCCAACTTCCGTTACTTTCCATCCAGGCGGTAAATAGTCAGTCGGTGCAGCAGACATAAGCTCATCAATCACTTCTTCGGCAAGTTCAAACGTTTTTGGAGTATGTGCATCTTTCCATTCGTCTATTGCACTCATCTCTGCTCAAGTCTCCGGTCATAACCAATGGTCCCAGTGGAAAGGGGGCTACGGGTTATTCGTAAAGCGCCAACTGGACTGGCTACCCGCACCGCTTCCGAGGCATAACACCCTTTTCACTGAACCCTGCTGTTATAATGTGTTACTGATTCGCCTTTATATCATCAAAGATAATAGGGATTCGTCGTTGTAATTCTGCTAATAAGGGGATCATTACTTCTCGCATCTGAGGATGAGCAGCTTTACTGGTGCGTTGTCTGAATATCTCACGCCACTGTCGGAGGTTAGAAGTAACTACAATCTCTGTCTTGAGCGCGTTGGGAAGAACAGACCGGGCTTCCTGTGGAGTCCAGCCCAAATCAAGCAGAGCCATATAATAAGCTTCAGCATACTTTAGGCTATCTATAAACATATGCCTGGTTTGGTCATTCATTTCCCAACAGGGATGGATGAAGGTCAGCTCTGCACCAAATTTGCCTTTACCATAGTTACAGTATCGTGTGGACTCTTGAGAAAAGGACGATATTCGATGGCGTACGATTTCATGACTCACCCCACGGTCTACGATGAAGCGTACTGTGATCTTCTCATGTTCCAATACGCTTTCATGCCCACGGTCGATGAGCATCTTGATGAACTTCACAGCAGACATAGGGGTGATGCGGTCTTCTGATTTGTAGCAAGTGCGTCCAGCTCGTTCGATAGCCTGGAGCATCTCTTCAGAGTTAAAACATGTTTCAATTTTATAGTACGGTTTGATCAGCTGCATTATTTATTCCTTTTCATCTAAAATTTTAGCAAGCTTATCAGCGTAGGTTCGTAATTCATGGAGCTGATCAATGATCTTACTAGACTCAGTTTTTATCGCTTTGAGATCTTCAATTTCTTTTTCGAAGGCTGCGATGGCTTCGATGATATCGTCATCAGTCATTTCTGTTACATCAGTACCGAAGTAGAAGTGACGTGTTTCGAAAGGAAGAAGAGCTCCTTTGAATGGTTTTATAAAGTGGGTGTGTACCTTTGCATGGTTCTGATCTGTTCGATATAAGCGATCTCTTTCTTGTATCGATTCAAGCGTAGGAATCCTGTTTGGATCTACGGATGCTACAGGACTGGGCTTCATTTTTTCTATCTGTTCCTCAGTCCATTGTGTAGGTTTATGTTCTGGGTATCTTAGAAGAGACTTTTGTTTTTCACTCAGTGGCCTGGGTGTTTCTTTAGGGTTTCCAATCACGCCCACGGCAAATTCTTTACCTGTTTGTCTAAACTTCGGAGCGAAGTAGTAAATAAGACGAAGAGTTATCTCCAGATTCAATGGAGATTTGGCTTCATAGTATTTACGCTGGCTTATAGCTCCGCTTAACGAAGCGACGTTGCCACGCAGTGTGTTGATAGACCACCGGCCTTCAAAGTAAGCGAACACTGATTGCCTAGCACGTTTTCTATCGCTTGTGGCGTCTTTCTTGATGATCTCATCAAAGGGGATGATTGAATCAGGTGACATGATGAATTCCTAGTCTTTAAAGAGTAATGATCTTAGGAAGAAATGTTCCATACGAGCAGCACTGCGGAAGGCTTTATTGTTCATGCCTTGCGTGTTGTAGATGTAAGAAGCTCTTGTATAAGGAGTATTATTACAAAAGTCTTTTGTGTGTCTGTACACAGGACACTGTTCTTCCTCATCGTCAACAGAGTAGCACTCTGACAAAGTAAAACGTTGACAGAGTGCGCAGTTAACTTCGTCTGGAACTTCGGTTGGTCCCTGCTGCCCTCGACTCATCCGGTCCCAATGTTTTATGGATCGAATGAGGGCGAGGTAAGTAAGTGAATTCATTTACTTAGCTGCTCGGGTGTCGAGAAGAACAGCGATGTCAGTCAGGGCTTTTTCCATCTCTTTGATCTTGGCTTCAATCTTGGTGGACTTGGTTTTCACAGTCTTCAGTTTCTCCAAATCCTGCTCAATGGTCTTAATAGTACCGATGAGCTCGTTGTCAGTCATATCAGCTACATCACGTCCACGGTGGAAGTGACGGGTTTCGAGGAGTGCTTTTGAGTCAGACATGGTTTTATCCTTTTGTTGGTTGAGGGTTGCGAGGTAATGCATTAAATCTTTTTGGTGTGGGTACAGTTCATGTTGCCATGAAGTAAGTTTAGCTGTATATGGTGCTATGTCAGCTTTGTGTTTTTCCAGCAGGGCTTTAGCTCGTTCTAAATTAAGTTTCTGTTGGGTTAATAATTGACTTGCTACGCGAGCTTCAAGCTCTTTTATGTTAACACTAGCGCTGTGCCCGTTTTCATTTATGGTGGGTATTGCAGGCTCAATATCATATACGTATTTACGTTCACAAGGAGTGATCTTTATTAGTCCTGAGGGTAAAATACTTTGTTTGCGCCATTGTTCGCAAAAGCCTGGGTTGTCTTTTACTTCACAATGTATTTTCTCATGCGCAGCTGGTCTAACTGGGTTTATACCAAGGCTATCTAAAGCAATGGTACTAGCAAACTCTTTACCTGTTTCGCGATAAGCTTCAATGAAATCAGGAAGGATACGTTTAGCTAGTTTTATATATGCTGAGAGATCCCAAGGGCAGTTTTCATCAGTTTTGTTACATAATTTACGGATTTTATTGAAGCTTACTAGAAAGTTGTAACGCCCTTCAAAATAATCGAAAGCTATTTTTTCTAGTTGTTTATGATATTCCTGAGTTGAAATGAGTGTCAGGTATAAATTTTCTATGAGATGATCATAGGGCTCATTCACGAATCTAATCTCCCTTGTTCTCGCATGTGTACAGCGTTTTCATGCGTATGTTTTAGTTGGTAGTGCAGTCCATAAATGCACAGCGAGCAGATACAGTGATGTTCGTTAGAGAATACTGCTTCCACACCCTCTTCACCCAGCTTGGATCCGCAGAACGAGCAGGGTATGGTATCTTGAGGGCGTGGATTAGCCATCAGGCAATCTTCATGCGATACATATAAGGAGCTGGTATGACATTCTTGGGAGTGTCATCTGTCGAGTGTCCAGGCTTACTGATCCAACGGTAAGCTCGCTTACCTTTGTTACCAGGCTTGTTCTGACTAATGAGAATCAGATTACGTACAGCAAACTCATCTTCAGGATGGCGTCTAACGTGAGCTTGGAGTTTACGTAGTCTGTTCTTGGTGCGACGATCTTGAATCCGGTATGCGAGACGTTGAGCTGTACCGCGTGAACGCTTGCCGGAACCACCTTGTTTTTTACCTGTCATGTCGTTCTCCCATGGTTAGGATGAAAGCCGTGTTCTTTCTCAGCTGCTTTACGCGCAGCTATTGCGTCTTCAAGTTTTATAAAAAGCCCTATATGCTTAGTAATATTATTTACTGTAATACGAGCTCGCCATTTCTTACAAGGCTTGGAATAAGCTATTCCACATATCCCAGATATATTATGTTTATGTAGTTTTGCATTCCGTTGATTTTCTGAACGGGTTACACTTCGTAAATTTTTCCATCGATTGTCAGTGCGTTGACCATTTATATGATCTATTATATTAGGCCAATATCCAACTACCCAAAACCAAATAATACGTGGAACTCGGTATGTATGATTATCTATAGAGACTAATTGATAACCATTACCATTTACACTTCCAACCACTGTATTTACAAATTTGGTGTTCCACGTATTAAAAGCTTGTAAGTTTTTGAAGTCGCTTCTAGGTCGCTTGTTCCAGCGTAAATTACCAGTCTCAGGATTATATGAGAATAGGCGCTTTACATACTCATGAGCTAATTCTGGTTTGGGCATGCTGGCTCCTTATTTCACAATGTGCATCTTGAATGCCTCGGGGCTGGCAGCTATATAGGCGTTCCATGCCGAAACCGCTTCCTTGCTAATCTGCCAATCTGTTTGAATGCCACGCACGGTGCGCTCACCTACTCTAATAGGTTCAATGAACTGCCCACATTCTTTACGTAGGAATGAAGTGAACTTGTTCTTCTTTGGAACCGTTGGTTCCAAGTATAAGAAGAGGTCGTTAATCTGTTCACGAGTCATCTTCATACTGCCGTCAGGCTTGCTGGACATGATCTGAAGGAGCAGTGCTTCATAACGAGCTAAGCGTTCCAGTTCGAATGGGTCATTAATGTGGCGTCTTTCAGCTGGGAGCTCAGTGATGAAGAACTCAGCATCACGGTTCTTAAAGGCTGAGGCTATTTCGCCTATGGAAGTATAGTGCTGCGTGTGCAACGCAGTCTTGGCTTCATTCCAGATAGCTGTGTGAGCCAGTGTCTCGTCAGCTTTGCGCAGCATCAGGTAGTTAGCGAACTGCTGCAGTTCTCCAGGCAGAGTCTTCTTGATGTCTCCGCCGTTAGGTAATCGTTTCTCCTGCCGCTCTGCGATATTGAAGCGTCGGTCCTGGTCTTCAATGACCAGTGACATAATGCGGTTGGATGCAATGATGTAGTTGGCATAGTTCACAACCATGTGTGAACGAATCCACTTATCAGCGAATAGTACACGCTGTTCTGTAATCTGATGTTTTAACGTAGCAATGGCGTCATCAACATCACGCTTGGTCATGTTGTCTACGTCGGCCTCATCCACCATGGTTAGGAAAGAATGAGGTGTACCAGATTGAAACTCTTGTGTGAACTGTTTGAGTTGCCGGTTCGATGTATATTCGTGTCCAAAGATAGGAGTAAGGACATAGTTGAACAGAAGCCCTTTACCTGTACCAGGTATACCCTGAAGGAGCCACGCTGTTTCTGTGCGTTGTCTGGTCTGTACTATATGTGCTAACCAGTTCAGGAAGTGCTCTATGATCTCTTCATCGTTATTAAAGACGTGGTGGATGAGTGTATTGATATTCTTTGGGATTGCTGGTGCTTTGCGTTGTTTTAATTTTAATGAGATACGCATGAACTCTGTTGGTTGGTACTTATTAACAAAACAGTTTTCAGGATCAAATAATATATCGTTCTGTGGTTCAAATTCATAGCGCCACTGTGGAATGAAGTCACCAGCCTCAATATCATTCTGCACCCAGAAGTCAGCAATGAGTACACGTTTCTGTGTTGCTGCCAGATCCAGGCGTTGTTCAGTATTACTGTAAGTGCCGTAATAATAGGAATCAGATTTAGCATCAGAGAAGGCCAGGTAATGTAAATCCTGGTCTTCTTTATATACAGGCTCAACTCCTACACGGGCAAGTTCAGCTAGTTTTTCGTTATAGTATTCAGGCACCAGTGCACTGGCCAGACAAGGCTCTTCATCTTTGAACGAATAAATTACATCCGGGTTATTGATTGGATGCCAGTATGCCCAAGTTTCTCCGCCGTTAAGATTAAGACGGATGAAGTCGGGGTTCTCAAGGATCCCGGTTACTACAGCCTCAGCTGGATTGGTGACGACTTCTGTGTTAGCCACTAGTTTAGTGCGGGGTTTATGGTTGGGCAGACCTAATTCTGCACGTAGCTCAGCAATACGTGCTGTGCGTCTGGCTCGAATGGCAATGATGTTTACCTCCGGGCACCATTTATGAAAATCAACAGTGAGTTTGTCGCCTTTACGACAAACATATTTAACAGCAGGACCACGGATGTTGCGCTTTACGCCTTTCTTACAGATGGCTGGTTGGATGTAGATGAGCTTATCGTTCTGGCATGTGGTTACATCCAGGATGTACCTCAGTCCACGTCCTGTAGCAGTTAGTTGTAGCTGATCATTCAACTCAGGTATGGTGAGGTTCAATTGTATCAACGCATGTTTAACTAGTGAGGGAGAGACAGGTGTAGTAAAGAGTATATAAATATGAGTACGTAAACCTGGTTGATCAGTGACACCGGCACTGGCGCTGCGTTGAACGATATAGGCATAGCCGGACAAGCCAAGGCGTGCAAGGAGTACATCAATGTCATCAGTGGACATGTCTCCATCTATATCAAGAAGGAGCCAGAAGGTAAGAGCATTGGGATCATGTGATCCACGCCGTGATTCATTATTGAGAGGATGAATGACGTTGCCTTTAAGTAGGCAGAAGTTTCGCTTTTGTTTCAAGACACCAGTTAACAGGTCGTAGATGTCTTTGAGTGAGAGTACATCGTATTGGTGTGATGTGAACTTACTGATGTGGGGGTATGGTTGTTTTTGTAATATGCCCTCTTCATCATAGAAATATGTTTTCGTGAGGGGAGTACGGGCATTAGCTTCAAGCATAGTAATCTTCATGTTGTGTATCCTTAGCAGCGCGGAGGAAGAGTATAGCCCGTGGTCGGTAGAAGGGTCAAATTAAGCATTTATTTCCTAGGAATTAAAGGCATAACTATAGGAATTAAAAGCCTAATTGCGTTCTGTGTTGGTTCTCTGTTACAAACAGCTAATAAACGTCGAGGATTTGTAAGGCGTAACAAGAACGTAACAGA